CTGGGCCATGAGGCACGAAAGCTGCTGGACGCCCTGCTGAAGCACGTGAACGAGGCGGGGCGGGCCCAGGTGGCAACGACCACCCTCCTCAAGGACAGCGGACTGACGCAGGGCGCCCTGGTGCGAGCCAGGGCCGAACTCACCCGGAGCGGACTGCTGCGCACCGAACCGGGCTTCTCTGCCACCGGCCTGCGGGGGGCGAACGTCTACGTACTGAACCTGACCGCAATCGACCCCCCTTCCGAGCAGGTTCTGGAAGACGAAACCGGACGAATTGAGGCAGACGATCCCGACGCCGCTGGTCACCAGGTTTCCGAGGAGATTCCGACTCCTTCCGGACGGCATCGCAGCGAACGGAAGGGCTTCCTTTACGGCCTCTTCCGGAGGTCCCGCTCTTCCTGAAGCGTGGAAGAGGTTCCGTCCCGTCGGAAGAAGCCGAAGAAAGGGTGGTTGTTCTCCACTCGAATCGGACGAATGAGGGCACGACGGGGCGGCACTTCGTATCATGATTCTCGAATCATGGTGAATTCGGACAGAACGGACCACTTCCCGAATCTGGCCCTGGTTCGCTTGACACGGCCTAGGCCACGCTGGCACAGTCATGCCTAACGCCCCCAAGCGAGGTTTCCAAAACCGGGGGTTTTCGGAAAGGGAGAAACCCAGACATGGATAAGACGGAAAACAACGAGAAGGTCGCGAAGGTCGACATCGACGAGGACGGTCCGAAGCGTTTCTCCGTTCTGGTTCTGATGGCGAGCATCCTCTCGATCGGCTCCCTCGCCTGGAGCACCTGGTCCTTCATCGACCTGTACAAGGTCGACGCGCTCACCATCGACAAGCTGGGCGGGCTCAGCCTGATCTCCCTCTCGGCCGCCGCGACGATGGACGTCGTCTGGAGCGCGACGATGGTGGCCCAGTACCAGGGTCAGAAGCTGATGGGCAAGCTGCCCAAGGGGAAGAAGCCCTTCGACTTCCTGCCGGTCATCGGCTGGGTCGAGGCCCTGTTCGTCGCCGGTCTGCTCGGCTACCACGGAACGACGATCGGCGGCGGCGCGGCGGGGTTCGCGGCGGTCCTCCCGGTCTTCACGAAGCTCACGTGGACGATGGCCCTGAACGGCCTGAAGGACCCGAGCGACCTGACCGACGACGAGAAGGCGCAGATGGCCGCGAAGAAGCGGAAGTCCCGCCTCACCCGGGCCGACGCCGAGGCGACCGCCGAGCAGCACGAGGCCGACATGATCCTGAAGAACCGCGAGCACGAGGCGGCCCTGGCCGAGCAGCGGCGCCTGGCGGCCATCGAGCACGAGAAGGTCCAGGCCGAGATCGAGCGCAAGAAGCTGGAACAGCAGGCCCAGTTTGAACTGGAGAAGGCCAAGCTGGAGGGCGAGGCCGAGACCAAGCTGATGCGTCAGCAGCTCAACGCGCGACTCCAGATCGAGACCCTGCGCAGCCAGCAGGGCATCAGCCTGGAGCGGATGGACGCCGAGCAGGAACTGCGTCTGCGGGCTCCGCTGGACCTCGGCTTCAACGTCATCCAGGGGCAGGTCTCCCGGCCGCAGCTCACCAAGGGCGGCGTTTCCTTCGAGGAGGAGGACGACGCGGAGGGCATCAGCCTGGACGGCCTGAACCTGACCGACGCCGAGCGCCGGAAGGTGAACCTGGCGGCCCGCTACTACGCCGCCGACGCGGCCGAGGGCGGCATCACCAAGGCCGCCTTCGCGAAGGCCAACCAGACGGGCGCCCCCCGGGTGACCGAGGCGACCACCGCCTTCCCGCTGGAGTGGTTCGTCGAGAACGGTCTCGCGAGCTGGATGAACCAGGGCTGACAAGCCCGCACGGCAGAGAAGCCCCCGCTCCGGCGGGGGCTTCCTGTTTTCCCCAACTTGCCTGTATTCTGGCTGTGTTGACTAGGAGAGGAGAATGACATGGCGTGGCGAATCGAGGCATCCGGAGGAACCGGATCCGCCAATTACGTTGTGATCCAGCCGATGATGGACGACGACCCGGAGAGTGAAATCCGGCATGCGCTGATCACCATCTCGCCGAAGGGCGGTCGCGAGCACCCGACGATTCCGATGCTTCCGACGGGTGCCCTCTACCGCGACCGGCTCGGCATGGCGTACCGCATCCAGGAGGCCACCATCGTCGAGACCGGAACCGACGACGGCGAACATTCCATGTGGCGTTACGAGTACCTGGTCGCCTACAGCGCGACCCTGCCGCTCCGGCCCGTCTCATGATGGAGAAGGTCGTCACCTGGGCCATCGCCAAGGCGGTCGAGGATGTCGACGACAGTGTGACTACGGCTGCCCTGCTGGGGGCCGCACTGGACACCGCCACGTTCTCCGCGATCGGCGTTCCGGCAACCGGTGCCGTAATCGCAGGAGCCGCCACGGGCGTGGGCCTGAACGTGGCTCGGAAGATGATGAAGGGGGAGAAGGAGTGACCGACTGGTGGAACACGTCTGCACCGCAACAGGAGGGTGAGCCGGTTCGCGTGGAACCGGCCATCGGGTGGGATCCGGAACCCGCACCGTCGATGCCCGCCCCTCCGCCCGATCCTCCAGTTCGGCAGGAAGGGCCGAATCCGCAGAAGCCGGATCGGCGTAAGAGCCTTCTTCTCGGAGCGGCCGGTGCTGCTGCCGTAGGGGTTCTGGTCTTCACCGTCATGCCGCACGACGGCTCGACTCCGGCCGACACCCCTGGCGGATCCTCATCGTCTTCCGCTGAGCAGTTCCCCCCTGCTGCCGGTGGAGGTCCCTCCGAAGGTACGCAGGACCGGGCCGAGGCATCTCAGGCGCCCGCTCCGCAGAAGCCGAAGGTGGTCACCCTCACTGCCGTACCCGACGGCTCCGGCACGGTCGGCGCCATCGTGAAGGTGACGGTCGTGAACGACACCGACGAGACCGTGGTGGTCATGTCGTCGATGGTGAAGGGCGACGGTCGCCCGGCCGTCATCGGTGAGGGAACGCTGGCCCCCGGCTCTCGCCGGGTCGAGCCCGGCGAGACGGCGACCGGAACCGTCGAGTTCGCCGCGAAGAAGGCCCCCGCTCAGGTGGCTCTCGTGGATCTCAGCGGGAACGTGGTGGCGGCCAGTGGCTGAACCGCTGCTGCACCGCCTCCCGTCGACCGGGAAGTACGACAAGAAGTACCAGGTGCACGGTCACGACCATCTGATCGTCGAGGCGTACTACTCGGACGCCGAAGACGGCAAGCCGGAGTTCGGCTGCTGGTGGGTGATCGACACCAGATTCTCCGCACTCGACCGGCACCGCCGCCAGATCGTCTTCTCCTCCACGTACCTCTCCGACATCCGGAGCTGGCTGAAGGCCGGAGGGGCGAAGCTGTGGGACCCCGAGAAGAGGAAGACCGACAAGGGCTGGAAGCCGATCCCCGAGGGCTGGCTTCCTGATGACGGGCGACTGGAGGCGAAGCGCCGTGTGCCCTTCAGGCCGTTCGGCGAGACGGGTTCACGGGCGCATCAGGTGGCGCGGCGGACGGAAGGGCAAGAGCAGGAGCCCAGTGACTACCCGCTCCACCCTCGCGGCCTGACGGGCAAGAAGTACGCCGTCGTCCCCGGGTGGATCACCTCTGTCAACGACGGCCAGCGGCACTGGATCGGCTTCGGTGCGCTCACCTGGCTGTACGGAGTCAGTCCGGCCGAGTGCATCAAGGTCGACGACGAGACCGAACGAGGCTGGAACGACGACATGCGGGCGCACCTGATCTGGCTGTATCCGCAACGCAGGCACGAGGACTACGAGTCGATGAAGGAGGAGCTGGCCAGAGGCGAGGACGCCTTCAAACTGATCGAGCCCTGAGCATGCGAAAGCCCCCGTTGCAACGGTGCGACGGGGGCTCTGCACATCCGCATGGGGTCCTCACAGGGGCACGTGGAACGAGACCGGCCGGTTGCCCTCGCAGACCTTCACCGCGACCTCGACGACCTTGCCATTGGCCAGCAGGACCCGGCGTGCCGTCTGCGTGACGATCGCGTACGCGCCCTTGAGTTCCAGAAGCTCCCGCTCCCGGTCGGTCGCCAGTCGCGACGTGATGACGGGGATCAGATCCTTCTGCCGGGATCCCATGCGCTCGGCGGCCAGCTCGCGCGAACCGCGCGGCGTGGCCTCCGCCATCGCCAGCTCGGGGGTCACGGCCGTCACCTCGGGCGGGTAGTACGAGTGCCCGGTGGCGACCGGCTTGCCGTCGATCCGGTTCAGGCGCTCCCGGTAGACGACGCCCTCACCCGGTTCGACCCCCAGCGCGGTGGCGATCTCGGCAGGGCATGGAACCGTCTCGACCCGAAGGATCTCCGAGGTCTCCCGGGCGCCGAGCGCCCGGCCGCTTGCCGCGTAGTTCCCGACCCGGTCCTGAACCGTGGCCGTGCGGCCCGAGATGTCCGCCACGACGGGCGGCCGGTTGCCGCTGGACGGCTCCAGGACCCCTTCAGCCGTCAGCAGTTCCACGACCTTGTCGATGGTGACGCGCGACGTCTTGTGGGTCTTGGCGAGCCTGCGGCGCGACTCCAGCGGAGTACCCGGCGCCAGCTCACCAGAGGTGATCCTGGATCGGTAATGTGCCGCAATGGCACGGTACTTGGGAATCTGCTCGCTCACTTTTTCTCCTCGCGTTCGCTTGTGGCCTAGGCCGTATTGTGTCATGCTGGACTCCACAACGCCAGCAGAGACCGAAGAGAGGGTGGCATGGAAGGTAACGGGGAGGTTCAGGAGCCGGTTGCGTCGCATGATCGGCCCGTGCCGGAAGCGACTCTCGGGCAGCTTTCTGACTTCGCTGCCAACCAGGATATCGCCCGATTGGAGGCAACCGTAGAGGCCAACATCGGACTCGCTTCCGATGGAAAGCCGTAACACGGAAGGAGAGACGTGGCGACGAAGGCAGCCATTCCGCCGAAGCCGAAGACGGCCCCCACCGTGCACCTCAAGGGCCGGAAGCGGAAGCCGCCACGGACCCTGAAGGGCGACCTCAAGGCATTGAAGGGGAAGCTCGGCTCGGCCACCACTCGGTGGACTGAGAGTCAGGGCAAGGCGGAAGAGAAGAAGGAAAAGGTACGCCAGGAGGCCGAAAAGATCCTGGCCCCTGTCAAGGAAAAGGCCGCAGAGGAGAAGAAGCTCGCGGCCGAAGTGATGAAGCCGGTTCAGGCGGCTGCCGCCGCCATCAAGAACGGGCTGGACCCGGCCAACGGAAAGACCCGGCCGTACGTCACTTCGTTCATGATCTCCTCGGTGATGTCGTGGGCTGTCGGACCGCAGATTCTGACCGCTCTGTACGAGCGAATCCGCTTCGGCACCTCGACCACCGGATGGGGGATTCTGAACGGCCCTGGCAGGTGGTTCAGGGACACGATCGGCATGGCGTACGAGTCGGACCGGCTCGGCAGCCTGATCTGGGCGGCGGTCATGGGGCTTGCCCCCATGTTCCTCATGTTCACCCGGAACCAGGTCGCCGGATACCTGGCCCAGAGCACGTACCGGGGGCGGATGGTCGCCTTCAGCATCACGTGGCTGACGCGCTCGGCGTGGCTGGTCCCGATCCTGTTCTTCATCGGGGTCTCGTACCCCGATGAGGTCACGGCGATCTTCGGTTCGCCGTGGACCTTCCAGATGTGGCAGTTCTGGGTCGCCGGTCTGTTCTGCATGGCGTTCTACGCGACCATGTGGACCTTCGACCGGATCGAACGACTCACCCGCGAACGGGCGGCCATGTCGGAGGAGGAGCTGGAGAAGTCCCAGAGCATGGGGCCTGGCATCTTCCACATCGTGCTCATGATCCCGCTGGCGTCGATCGTCACGGGGATCCTGCTCTACGCACCGGGCGCCGCCTGGTGATGCACAAGGGCCTTCGCTGCCGAGTGGCAGCCCGGCCGGGTTCACCCCGGCCGGAAGCCGGTTCGCATCCGGCCGAAGGTACGAAGCGGACGAACGAGCCGCTTGGAAAGGGGACGAGTCGTGTTCCAGAAGGACGACGACCTCGACGGGCTGCCGATACTGAAGCCCGCCGGTCCCGGCCGGTGAGTCTGTAGGGCCGCTGGAGGGCGGCCCCACAGAGAAGGTGAGGGAAAAGTGATTCTGGCACTTACGCAGCAGCAGCAGATCGAGGTTCCGGAGAACTCGTGGATCGGTCACACCACGATGGCGGGCTTCGGAATCATCCTGCTGGTGCTCTCGTTCCTCTGCATCAAGGGGAACAAGAAGGGTCAGCAGATGTTCCTCTGGGGCGGGCTGACCAAGGCGCTGATGACCAAGGCTGTGCAGCAGCCGACCAGCCGCATGATGACGAAGGTTCACGGAGGTCCGAGCGAAGGGTTCGACTGGCGGTCCGCAATGACATTCCTCGTGGGAATGTGGGCCATGACGTCGATCGTCAGCTCGACCGGTGGATTCGTCGTCGACCTGGTCGACTGGTTCCAGGGCCTCGTCATGGCGCTGGCCGACTGGCCGGTCCTGTCCGACATCGGAGCCGGGGGCATCTGCCTCTTCCTCGGGTTCCTCGCGATGCGGAACAAGGACGACGACAAGCAGGATCTGATGTACGGCGCCATCTGCGGGTTCTTCTTCCCGCTCGGCGGTGGCACCTGGGCCGAGATCACGCTCCAGATCGGCAACTGGATCCCGCAGCTCATGCAGAGCCCGTTCCACTGAGGTGGGCGGTTCGAACGGCCGGACTCTTCGGGGTCCGGCCGTTCTGCGTTTCAACTCCGTTGCAGGTTCGCCTTGTTGGCTGGCCTAGGTCAATGTTAGAGTGGAGCCCGGAGAAGGGAGGAGCGTGATGCCACGCAGAGCGGGCGGAGTATTCGTCGGTGTGTTTTTCGCGGTTGGAGCAGTTCAGGCCGTCACCGGTTTCATTCCGGCGGTCCCGTCTGCTGCGTCCGTCGCGGCACCCACGAAGCAGGAGGCCAGCCAGGACTACAAGTTCACCGGCACCTCCGCACCGATCAAGCCTGGCTCGGTCCCGAAGAAGCGCTGGGAAGAGCTGATCAACAAGTGGGGCAACAAGTGCAAGACGTTGACCCCGGCACTCCTCGCGGCCCAGCTCGATCAGGAGAGCATGGGTTTCAAGCCCGAGGTCATCGACGGGCGCCTGGACTCCCCCGCCTCCGCGAAGGGGATGGCCCAGTTCATCGACGGAACCTGGGCGACCGAGGGGATCGACGCCAACGGGGACGGCAAGCGGAACAAGTACGACCCCGAGGACGCGATCCCGTCGGCCGCGAGCCTGGACTGCAAGCTCGCGAAGGGACTCAAGGACATTCCGGGACCCACCTGGAAGAACATGCTCGCCGGGTACAACGCGGGCGGCTTCCGGGTGCAGCAGTACAACGGCGTTCCGCCGTGTTCGTTCGCCCGCTGCGAGACGTACAACTACGTGAAGATCATCGAGCAGAAGACGAGGAAGTACGAGCAGTGAACCGGATCCAGCGAGCGGCCCTGGCGGTCGCCTCCGTGGCGCTGCTCGTGCCCGTCACGTCATCCTGTGCCGCCCTCAAGGCAGCCCCGATCTCGAACGCCACGGCGAACCCCAACCCGGAGATCGAGAAGATCAACTGGTACTCGCCGGAGCAGCGCGCCAAGGAGGCGAAGCGGCAGGAGCAGGACACCAAGGTCTCCAGCTCCAGGTCCGGCGACGCGGCGGCGGTGGCCATCGCATACGCCCGTACGAAGATCGGAGTTCCCTACCTGTGGGGAGGCACCGGAACGGCCGCCGAGGGCGGTCGGTTCGACTGCTCCGGCCTGACCCAGGCGGCATACGCGAAGGCGGGAATCAAGATTCCCCGAGTCGCGAACGACCAGTACAACACGACCAGCAACCACCCCTCCTGGGATGATCTGAAGCCGGGCGACCTGGTCTTCTTCGGCCAGAAAGGGAACTCGCGCTCGATCCATCACGTCGGCATCTACATCGGCGGCGGCAAGATGCTGCACGCGCCACGGACCGGAACGAAGATTCGCGTCAACAACGTGCACTACATGAACGACTACTTCGGAGCGACGAGGGTGGCCTGATGGCTGAACACACGGTGCGCGTATGGCGCAGGACAAGGCCCGTCACGGGCGACCCGACCCGGGTCGTCGGCCTGGAGCGGGATGAGATCACCCTGGAGGCGCCGAGCCTGAAGTCGGCCCTGGAGCAGGTGGTCGACGCCGAATACAAGGAGGGCGGCAATCGGCTCCGGGTGTATGCCCAGATCGAGCGGCCCGAGGGCGGTCACCTCGGGATCGGCGATTACACCCTCTGTGAACTGGCCTTCGCCGAGGACGAGAAACGCCGGGCCGAACAGTCCGGCGACATCGAGAAGTGACGGAAACGGAGAAGCACGTGGAACCCAGTCTCGGCACGCCGGACGACATGCTGCGTCAGTCGATGAAGCAGTTCGGCATCGACCGCGAGACGGCCATCTCTCTGGCCGTGAAGGGCTTCGAAGCGGCCCTTCGAATCGAAGGTGAGGTGACCGAGGAGAAGGTCGACCGCAAGCTGGCCGAACTCTTCGTCGCCGAGAGCCGCAACCGGTCCCCCTGGTTCGTGGCCCTGATGCAGGCGCACTACCGCAAGAACCTCCCCGCCTGGGAGAAGCTGCACGACGACGCGGTGGAGCGCGGCCAGGACCCGGCGACGAAGATGTCCATCACCGAGAGCGTGATCATGGAGATGGCGCAGGAGCGCGTCGAGCTGGTGAAACTCGCCAAGCAGGGCAAGTCGATCGAGGAGATCACCGAGGCGGCCTTCGCCTTCGACGACAAGCGCCCCGACAGCGAGATGTACCTGCTCCTCGCGCGACAGATGGGCTGACGAAGGACCCCGACGGGCGGCCGACGCGAACGGCCGCCCGTCGCCACACCCCGGAAAGGAAGAAGGGCATGACGAAGAACACCAAGCGGGCTGGCGTCATCACGATCGAGGTCGAACTGCTGAAGCCGCTCAGCCGTATGCGGAAGGTGGTCCTGGAGCTGGCTTGGGAGGACATGCTGGACCTCCCCCTGTCGACCGACAAGCTCCAGATCGACCGCATGGAGATCGCCCTGACGCTCGGCCCGGCCGACGACGAGACGATCCTCGACGCGCCGAACTCGCTCCAGGACTTCACCTGGCAGGGAACCTACGACAGCGGCGAATGGGTGGCCGCCGAGACCTTCATCGCCAACGCCCGGCACGACCGTCGAGTGCTGAACGCCAAGGCGATTCGGTGAAGGGGTCGGTGCACGCGGCGATCGGAGCCTCGGCACCGGCAGGTCTCGTGCTCACTCAGCACGTCAGCGTCCTTCAGGGCGCGGTGATGGCAGCGGTCTCGGCGGGCTTCTCCCTGATGCCCGACCTGGATCACCCCAACGCCTGCGCCACGAAGGCTCTCGGCAAGCCTGTCCACAAGGTTGTCCACAGCCTGTGCAAGGCGGCCGTGAAGGGGACGGCGCTCGGTCGCGACCGGAGCTACCTGACTTTCCGGAAGGCCCGGGGTCAGGACCCGTACCACCGGACCCTGACGCATACCCTGCTCGCCTCGGTGGCGACGGGAGCCCTGGCCTACGTTCTGGCGATGATCTCCCCCATCGCCTGTGGGGCGCTGGCTGCGTTCGGAGTCTTCATGCTCTGGCCGCTGTACCGGAAGACCATCGGCCTGGTCGTCCTCGGCGCCGCCGTGGCGGCCGTCGGATCGGTGATCTACCTGGACCCCTGGCTGATGGCGCTGGCCGTGACCGGCGGATATGCAAGTCACGTGGTGGCCGACGGCTGCACGACTGCCGGTGTTCCGGCGTTCTGGCCGATGACCATCCAGGGCAAGCGCTGGTGGAACATCCGGCTCTTGGGGGGATCCGTCTCCTCCGGGTCAGCCGCAGAGAAGGGACCGGCGATCGGGGTGGCGATGGCCTCCAACGCACTTCTGGTCCTGCTCAGCATGTAGGGAAGCCCGGCCTCTGGCCGGGCTTTTCTGCTCTTGGCGAATGACCTACATCTGGCGCACAATTGAAGACGGAAGTGGAGGGAAAGGTGATGCGATTCCGGTGACGCACGAGAAGGACGAGGTCTACGGCACGACGACGCGCCGGACTCTGGCGTACACGCGTACCCAGGACGAGCCGCCCACGGCGGACTTCCGGCCCCGCGCGGTACCCGTACCCGTTCAGCCACAGGAACGCATGGCCCCGCTGCCGCCCGAGGAGACCAGCCCGTACGGACCGGAGGCGGTCGTCCGCGCCCGCGAGATGGACTACGAGCTGACGACGCGCATCCAGCAGGAGTCGCCGTACGTGGCGCAGGAAGTCGTCGAGCACAAGATCCACGACTACCGGCTCTACATCGGCATGTGGATCGTGGCCGGTCTGAGTGCCGTCACGGCCTTCCTCACGTTCGACCTGGTGCACCTGGCCATAGCCGGTGTCGCGGTCGTCTTCGCCCTGATGTCCTCCCCCGGGCAGCAGTACCGAGACGTGGATTGACGCGGGCTGCATGGCTGCCATAAACTGAACTTACCCGAACGGAAGGGAAGTTCATGGGAGTCCTCAGCCGCGTCAAGCACTTCTTGACGCGAGACGGCGCCACGGTCGTCATCGAGAACACCGGTCCGGCCACCAGTTCGAACGGCGGGGCGGCGGTCACCGGATACAGCGGGCCGTCGCCGAAGTCCGGCGGAAGCGTCACGGTGAAGAACACCGGTCCGGCGACCGCATCCGGTCCCGGCAGTCGGTCCGTCTCCGGAATCGACTACACCTGATGGCCGGGCGGAAGAAGTCCGAACAGGGACCGGAAAAGCGCGAAGAGCGGACCGTCGTGCGCTGGACGAGCAGCGAGAAGAAGCGGCTCGCCGAGGCCAAGAAGAACATGGGCGTCCCGTACGACGTGGATGTGGTGCGGATTCTGACCCTTCGGGGTCTCGATTCCCTGCTGGGCAAGGAGCCGGAAAACGTGGCAGAGTGATCGCCATGACGAACAGCATCTCCTCGGATCCCCTGGTCGACATCACCGAGGCTGCCGCGCGCATGGGCGTGAAGGAACGCCGCGCGCGCCGGATCCTCGCCCAGAACCTCATCCAGCCGGTCCGGACCGCCCAGGGAATCCGCTATCGGCTCGACGACATCCGCGACGTGAAGCGGATGTACCAGCAGTGAAGGCGTTTCTCAGGCAAGCCGCGAAGGAGCTGACGTTTGCCGTCGTGGCAGCGGCCATCTTCTCGGCCCTGTTCATCCTGGGTCATCTCGTGATCTACCAGGAGTGGCCCCGCTGGAAGTAGCGGGGCCTGGAATGGAGAAGAAGTGAACGATCAGGAAATCCGTGCTGCCGCCGCCCAGGCTGCGGCCACGCTCATGGCTCCCATGCAGCCCATGCCCGCCGACTTCGTCGCCGTGGCCGAGGTCGTTGAGGCGTTCATCCGAGACGGCAAGGAGGCGGCCTTCGCTCTCACGGTTCCCGTGGACGCCCCGGCCCAGCTCCCGGCCCCCGATCCCGAGCCGCCTGCCCAGGTGGGCCAGGTTCCGGTCGAGGACGCCCCTCCCGTCCAGGATGCGACACCCCCGGAGGAGCCCAGTCCTGCGCCCGAGCCGGAGGCCCAGGTGATCCAGATGGTGGGCCGTGTCGCTTCCCCGAAGCAGCAGGAAGCCCGGAGCATCATCGAACGCAAGAAGAAGGAGCGCGTCGACTCGATCGTGGCCGAAGCGTCCGTCGCCAAGGTCAAGGCGCACAAGCAGCGCCTCCTCGACGACGCCGAGGGCGCCGGACTGGCGGACTACCCCGTCATCATCAAGGGTTCGACGATGACCCTGGGAACGTATCTCGGTTCCCTGCTTGGAAGTTGACCTCTTCTGGTGATAGAATCGCAGAAGAAGGGAAAACGCCGGTATCTTTGAGTGACCAGTTCACGAGGAGGTACCGAATGCTCAGCACAGGCGCGACCATCAGCCGGACCGTCGAGAATCTGCTGGCCATCATGGTCAGTGAAGACCGAGATCGACTGGCTGGAAGCACGGTCCGCAAGGTGTACTCGGAGAAACTGAAGGCGCTGGCAACGCACCTCGGAGTCTCTGAAGCGTACCTGCCGAGGAAGATCCAGGCAGGTACATGGGATGCGAAGGAACTCGATCAACTCGCCGAGTTCTTCGAGATGTGGCCCGGCGATTTCGTTCCGGGCCCAGAAGATGAGAAAACGGAAACGGAGAAGGCGTGAAGTTCACGGACGAACAGCAGGCCGCGATCGACCTCGCCCTCAAGGGTGAGAACTTCTCCCTCGTGGCCCCGGCCGGTTCGGGCAAGAGCGCCACGGCGCTCGGCATCGCCGTCGCGATGAAGTCCACGCTGGTCAGCCAGGGCCTCAAGGGTCTCTACTTGGTCTACAACACGCAGGCACGGAAGGAAGCGGAGGCGAAGTTCAAGCGGGCGGGTATCACCTGGTTCGACGTCCGCACCACGAGCCAGCTCGCCTGGCGCGCGTACGCCAACACGCACAAGGAGCGCATGGCGATCGACGCCCCGGCGGTCCCCGCCAAGGAGGTCGCGAAGGCGCTGGACCTGACCCCGAAGGACTTCGGCGACAAGCTGATCCTCGACGGGTTCACCCAGGCGCGGCTCGCCTCCGACACGATCGAGCGCTTCTGCAACTCCGACCACGTCCAGATCACCGAGAAGGACGTCTACATTCCGATCGCCGGTCCCGGCGAGGCGGCCATGACGGCGGCCCGTGGGTTCATCGCGAAGCTCGCGTGGGCCCTGTGGAAGCAGTCCATCATGCCGAACTCCCGTCTCCGCTTCACGATGAACCACGCCTTCAAGCTGGTCGCCGAGAGCGGCAAGGACTACGGCTACGGCGTCGTCCTGATCGACGAGGCCCAGGACAGCAACGACGCCACGATGAAGTTCCTGCTCAACCAGAAGCACGCGCAGGGCATCCTCATCGGCGACCCGGCGCAGTCCCTGTATGCCTGGCGCGGCGCCTCCGACCAGATCATGCGGTACGACGCCCCGCGCCTGTACCTCACCCAGTCGTTCCGCTTCGGTGACGGCGTCGCCGAGGAGGCGATGAAGCACCTTCCCCACACCGAGACCGGCGTCACGATCAAGGGTCTGCCCTCGATCTCCGACCTGGTCACCGAGGACGACATGGAGGAGCCGAACGTCGTCCTGACCCGCACGAACGCGGGTGCCATGACCTACGCGATGAGCTACCTGAAGGCAGGCAAGCGGGTCGCGATGGTCAAGGGAACGAAGGAGATCGTCGATCTGGCCTACGCCGCTCGTGACCTCATGGCTGGAAAGAAGGCGAGGAGCCTCAAGCTCAGCGCCTTCGACAACTGGGCGGAGCTGGTCGAGTACACCAAGGAGCCCGGCGGCGGTGAGCTGAAGGCGATCGTGAAGCTGATCAACGTGTACGGCATCAGCGACCTGATCTCCGCATGCAACCGTATGGCCCGCTACACCGAGCCGCACGATGTGGCGGTCTCCACGTGCCACTCGATCAAGGGCCTGGAGTGGAAGAAGGTTCAGATCGGCGACGACTTCTTCGAGCCGGAGCCGTTCGAGAACCCGCTCACCCAGCAGATGGAGCCAGGCGTCATCGACCGGCACGAGGCCATGATTCACTACGTGGCCGTCACGCGGGCCCAGGAGCACCTGGACCGTGGTGGCCTGAAGTGGATCGACAACTACCCGGCGCCGGTCGGCGGCCATGCCCTCCGGAAGTGACCGCGACTGGCTGAAGGCCGAACTGGCGGGGCCCCTCGAAGGATTCCGCCAGTTCGGCTGGAGCGTGGAGACCGGTTACACGAAGAAGACGTTCCAGGAGTTCGCCCACGGGCGGCACCGGAACCCCTTCGGGATGGACGAGTCTCTGGTCACCGCCCGTTTCACTGACGACGGGCGGCTGGAGCTGAAGAGGTACGCACTCCCGCGCGGCATCGCCGAGTGGGTCGAGTGCGACGAGGCGGCCTTCCTGGGCTTTCTCGCCGAGGGTGAAGCCGGACTCGACAAGGGCTCGCACTTCACCCGGCCCACGTACTGCCCGTGCGACAAGAAGCGCCACCGCTCTGCACTGCGGGGCGAGGCGTTCGCCCGGCGGGTGGCCCAGGAGGCTGGCAGCGACGGCCTCCAACGCGCCTACCGGTGCGACTGGAACGCGCGGGCCGTGCACCTCTCCAGCAAGAAGCGCGGCACGCTCGGCGAGCCGATCCCCGGCGCCTATGTGGTGCTGGCCGAAGGGTGGAACTCGTGAAGCACGAAACACCGGCCCTGTGGCGCCCCGTGGAGGGGCGCCTGGTCATCAAGATGCCCTTCGCGAAGACGAACAGGGCCTGGTTCAAGAGCGTGCTCGGAAGCCGGATCCGGCCCGACTGGAACGGCGAGACGAAGCGCTGGGAGATCGCCCGGGATCACTTCGGTCCGCTGGTGCAGGCGCTCGCGCAGCGGTACGGCAAGGTCGACGTCTACATGGACTTCCGCCAGACCGAACGGTGCGACACCCGGTGCCGGAACGCCCGGAGCCGTGAGTGCACCTGCTCCTGCCTCGGCAAGAGCCACGGCCAGGGCGTCAGCTTCGGCTGGAAGGTGGTCAGCGACAACCACACGATGGTGCGCACCACCGGCACCATCCGGCGGCACATCGTCGTCGAACGCGACGAGGAGGAGTGATGGGCCAGCCGACACCCCGCATCGCCTGTCACCTCTGGCAGCCGTTCAACCATGTCGGCCACGCCTACCGGCGCGGCGACCAGACCGTTCACTGTCCCGGGCGAAACTGGCCCGGGATGCCCTGGGTGAGCCCGAAGCCCAGCCGGGCCGCCCGCCGGGTGGCCGTCACGACGGCCTGGGTGGAGCAGCACCCCGAGAGTTTCGTTCCGTGAGGAGAGAGATGACGCAGGAGCAGGAGAGGGTCCCCGAGATCCACCAGGTGATCCGGTCGCTGACCGACTGGCTCGGGCCCTCGCTGATCGGTGAGTTGTGCGGCCTCCCGGGGGCGGCGCCGCTGAAGCGCTGGCTGGTGCAGCCGCCCGACATCGGGATCGAGGCGAAGCTGCGCACCGGGTACGAGGTGTTTCAGATTCTCCGCAAGGCGGAGGGTGTCGACATCGCCCGCGCCTGGATGATCGGCATGAACCCGCACCTGGAGAACCACGACGGCGGCAACTACCCCGACGGCTGCCCCACCACGGAGATCGGACTGGGGTACGGCAGGGACGTCCTTGTGGCGGCCCGCGCCTACGTACAGGATCCGAGCGTCACGTGAAGCGCGAGTGGCAGGGGAAGTCCCTGGACTCCCTGCTGGCCAAGAGGCGGGAGATCGGCCGGATCAACAGGCAGATGTTCCGCCTCTCCAATCAGCGCCGCCAGATCGAGCGTGAGTTCCTGGATGAGTTGGCCGTGCTGCTGGGTTGTCCAGACGCGGCCCTCATGGACTCCCATCACATCTGTCCCGAGTCCCCCATCGAGCACTGCGTGTTCGAGGTGGTCATGAGCATTGAGGATCCAGGCTGCATGTTCTGCGGCGGCAAGATCAACCGATAGCGGAAAGAGAGAAGATGAAGGCCACCTACCCCGGCTTCGAGTTCGTCTACGCCGACTCCGAGTTCACCCCCGACAACCACACCCCGGCGGGCCTGGTGTCCACGGCCCTCCAGGCGGACCACGACTGGCTGTACCTGGTGAACGCCGACGCCGACCGTGAGGACTTCTGCTCCGACCCGTTCCGGCGCGACCGCATCTGGTCGAAGCTGCCGCTGCGGGCCGACGGCTCCCTCGATCGCAGCAGTCCCTACGTGGTGCCCTACACGGCCATCCGCTCGGCAGTCGGCTCGTACTTCGACGGCCTCACCGACAAGCAGAAGTACAAGAACCGGATCGGCTTCGTCGCAGATCACTGCACCCAGGACATGCAGCGGATCCACAACCTCTTCCACAACGACTGGTTCGGCGAGATGCCCCAGTCCGTCCCGAAGCACCCGTTCGTGGACCTGGCCTCCCTGGAGATGCTGGCCGGAGTCGAGGACGACCATCTGCCGAGCGGGCTGCGGCTGCCCGAGAAGTACGCCGAGCGTGCCCACCACGCCCTCTACGACGCCCGGTGGGACAAGGAGGTCCACGAGTTCCTGCTGGCCCACTCCAGGGCCGTACGGGTGGCTTCCGGCGTCGAACGCCTGGAGGACTGATGGCCGAGGGGCACCGATATCTACTGAGCCCGGTGTACATCCTGAAGGCCGAGATCGACCACGACCGGATGGACTGCGAGGACGACGACCCGCGCAAGGTGTGGGTGGTTGCTACCTGGTCCCTGCGCCGCGCGGTGCTGACCCATGCCGAGCCGTTCCTGGAGGCGGCCGGTACCACGGACGTGATGTCCCTGGAGGGCAAGCACTTCATGACACGGATCGACCTGAGCGACCCACCTCCCTTCGAGCACGAGGGTGGCGAACGTCTGGAGTGGCCCGAGTTGAGGCTGGCCAGGCCGATCTCGGAGGTCTGCGCAGAACTGGGCATCGAGCCCCCGCAGTGAGATTCGCGCCGCTGGCGCGTCATACAAGAAGGTGGCGTTCCCGGGCCCCGCTGAAGCGGGGCCCGTCCGCCCGGACTGGAGAAGAGATGTCCAAGCCCTTGCTGCTGATCGACGTGGACGGGCCACTGAACCCGCACGCCGCGAAGCCGCACCGCCGCCCCGAGGGGTACAGCACGCACCGTCTGAACCCCACCGACCAGAATGGCGAGCACTGGACGAACGTCTACGGCAAGCCGTTGCGCGTCTGGCTCAACGAGTCGCACGGTGTCGAGCTGCTGAAGCTGGCCAAGCACTTCGATCTGGTGTGGGCCAGCATGTGGGGCCCCGAGGCGAACGAGTGGATCGGCCCGCTCATCGGCCTGCCCGAGCTGGAGTACGTGGACTTCTGGGCCAACGACCCGCACCCGGAGAAGAGCGGCCGGACCGACGGCGTCTTCTGGAAGACGCCGCACATCGTGACGTGGGCCGACGGGCGTCCGTTCGCCTGGATCGACGACGAGATCCAGACCGGTGACCGCGAGTTCGTGACATCCGGCCATCTGGGTCACGCACTGCTGCACTACGTCAGCCCGAGAACCGGGCTGCTCGACGAGGACTTCAAGACGCTCGCGGCGTGGGTCGTCGGGCTGTAGGAGAGGGGAAGATCGTGAAGCAGGAGCAGGACGTACCGGTGCGCGGGTGCTGCGACCGCACCGAGGAGCTGGCCGAGAGGGCGCACGAGAACGGGGAGATCTTCTACCTGACCCGTGACGGCCACCCCATGGCCGCTGTCGTGCCGGTCGGCATGAAGTCCACGGCGGTTCCCGGGGCGCTCGACGCTGCGTACGACGCCGCCTTTCCTGGCCTCCCGGGCGGTATGACCGAAGGCGAGGCGCGACGACGCCTGACGGCCGCCCTGAACGCCGCGTACATGCACTACGCCGACGGTCTGGAGAAGTCCGAGCAGTACGGCGCCCAGCGGGCGATGTCAGAGGCGTGGCGTAGGTTCGAGTTGAACGCGGAGGAGCCCGACAACCCCTCGGCCGACGCGCTCGCCCGGCACATCGCGGACCACCCGGTCTCGACGATCCAGGCTGCCATGCGGATCCTGGGTTGGAAGGTTTCCTTCGAACTCGTCATGCAGGAAAGCGACGAGAACGCCTGATCGTCGATTCTGAGAACGATGATTCGCGAAAATCTCGCAGATCTCTGGTAGAGTAGTACTCACAAGCCCCGGAAGCCGGGGCTTCGGAAGGGGAACGAACGTGAGCCTGGACAGCATCGTCGGCAAGCAGATCTACTTCAACGTCCGCACGAAGAAGATCGTTGCCGTACTCGACAAGGACGACCGCGAGGCGAACATCGCGACGGTCAACGACGGCAGCCTGGGCCGCCGCCGCACCGTGCGGGCCTCGCTCATCCACTCGGAGTACCTGGCCTCCGACGGGCAGCCGCAGGACAACGGCTACGTGCCGCTGACGGCCCTCCCGGAGGACCACCCCCACGCCGTCAAGGCGCCGGAGAACAACTGGAGCGGCATGAACCCCGATGACATCGACAACCTCGACGACGCGGCGCTGGCCGTGTTCATCCTGGAGCAGGAGCGCATCAAGAAGGAGGCGGCCGACCTGGTCGACCGCGCCAAGGCCGTCGCGAAGTACCGCCGGGGCGGCAACCTGGGGATCGACATCCAGGACGGCGTGGCCCTGGTCTACACGTCCGGCACGAAGTTCGACGCCGCGACCGCCAAGCGGAACCTGTCGCCCGACGACTACAAGCGGATCCTCCTGCCGAAGCCCGACGCCACGATGGCGCGCAAGCTCTTCGAGCACGAGCAGGACAAGCTGGACGCGTGCCTGAAGGACAACGGGCCGACGCTGACGGTCCGCCGGGCGACCGACGAGGACAAGGAGAAGTACCTGGCCTCCCGTCCCTCCGGCGAGGACGACGAGGACTTCAGCTTCGAGGGCTGATCCTCCGGCCGCAGGAAACGGGCCCCGCTGTCCCCTGAGCGGTGGCCCGTTTCCATGTCAGGATACGGCCATGAACGACATCGCCGTCCTGATCCCTTACGGGAACGAAACGCCCTGGCGCAAGCAGGCGCTGGAGCACGTGAAGTCCTGGTACACCAGCGAGCTGGAAAGTCCCAGGATTCAGGTCGGGTTCGGTGAGCAGCCGTGGTGCAAGGCGAAGGCCGTGGCCACCGCGCTGGCATCCTGCCCCGAACCGATCGTGATCGTGGCCGACGCAGACTCGATCACACCGGGCCTGAAGCAGGCCGTGCGTGCGGTACGGCAGGGGGCGGCCTGGGCGGTTCCGCACCTGAAGGTGTACCGGATGGGCCAGGTGGCCACGAAGCACATCTTCGAGGGCGCCAACCCGGGCTCCTTCACCGGGCAGCTCAGGTGGCTCGACCAGAGGCCCTACAAGGGATTCGAGGGCGGCGGCATTACGGTGCTGCGACGCGAGGTCTACCTGGACTGCCCGCTGGATCCCGGGTTCGCCGGATGGGGGCAGGAGGACGAGGCGTGGGCGCTGGCCCTGAACGGCCTCTACGGTCCGTCGTGGCGCGGCCGGGCTCCGCTCTATCACCTCTGGCACGAGAAGCCAGCGCGGATCACCCGGTACGCAGGGTCGGCCGAGTCGCTGGCCAGGCTGAAGCTCTACAAGGAGACGGCGGCCGGAGGGTCGTGGGACACGCTGCTGGCCGCCGGTCGCGACCTGACCTCCACTGTCAGTGCCCCGGTGTAGGGTTGCGACATGACAGCAGAAGATCAGGAAAATATTCGCACTTTCGTCGAAGGAATCGCGGTGGCCACCATCACCCGGCCATCGACCCGCGACAAGCAACGGGCTCCCGGTCCAAGCGATCTCGCCGACAAGTGCGATCTCTGCGTGGCACGGAAGATCGCCGCCTCGCTGGGCATGGGCTCCCATACCGAACGGGGGTTCAGCCTGAAGGCGTGGCTCGGCACGGCAGTGCACGAGAAGCTGGAGCGCGACCTGCCCAGCGTGTACGCCCACGCCGAACAGGAGATCACTGTGGACGTGGCGCAGATTCCTGGCATCGGCCTGGTGCGTGGCCACGTGGACGTGTTCCTGCCACGCAAGAAGACCCTGGTCGACTGGAAGACGACCGACCTGAAGAAGCTGAAGAAGTACCAGACCCAGGCTGGCCCCGGCGCCTACGTGCACGGGCTGACCGCGCCGGAGCGCGAGGATCTGACCAAGCTCAAGGCGATGGACCGGGCCGGGCTGCTCACCGAGGCGGACCTGGGCCGGATGGTCATGCTGATGTCGCGCTCCGAGGAGCACTCGGGCGGCGTGCCGTCGGAGTACATGGGCCAGACGATGCTGTACCTGTACGGACTGCGGGCGATGGGGCGCGAAGCGGACTACGCTGTCCTCGCGTTCATCCCTCGGGACTCGAACAACGTGAGCGACATCTGGGTGGCTTCCTGTGCCTACCGGCCCGACGTGGCCCAGGGCGTCATCAACAGGGCCGCCCACCTGGCCTCTCTCGTGCGCACCGGCAAGATCGGTGAGTTGACGGCCCACCCCGAGTGCTTCCCGTGCTCGATTCGGCCTAGGCTGCGCGGCTAAATAGTGGTAGAGTGGAGACACAAGAACACGACACCACGCGAACCAAAAACGACACAAGAACAAGCACTGAAAACGAGGCACGCATGACTGAGCTTGTCCGTCGTACAACCGGCGAGGTGGATCCCGCCGAAGCAGCGCGGCTGTCGAAGTCGAAGCTGATGCCGGAGCACATCGCAGGTGATGCAGCCTCCGCCGAGTACATGATGCGCTTCGGCGCCGCCCTGGGCATCGACCCGATGTCCTCCTTCCAGCACATCTTCGTCTTCCCCGACGGCAAGGGCCGCCTGAAGGCGGGCATGAGCGCCCACCTGATGCAGGCGCTCGCCGTCGCTGCCGGTCACACCGTGCACATCGAGGGCAACGCCGTGAAGGCGACCGCCGTCCTGGTGCGCAAGACGTCGGACGAAGACCTCCAGCGCTTCCAGCGGATGCGCGAGGAGGAGCGGCGCCAGAAGCTGGCCCGACTGGAGGACATGGACCGGCTGTACAGGATGCAGCGCGGCCAGATCCTGGAGCGCATCGAAGACATCCGAGCCCTTGCCGAGTTCGACGAGAATGCGTCCCCCGAGGAGATCGCGGCCCTGCGCAAGCAGATCGCGGCCCTGCACGGGCAGTACAACTTCGACGAGCTGCGCGAATCCATCTCCACCACGAACTTCGATCTGTCCAAGCTGGTCCGGTTCGAGTCCGTGTGGTCGATGGCGCGAGCCAACCAGATCGGCCTCAACTCCAAGAGCACCTGGCAGAACTACGGCCCCGAGATGCTGAAGAGCCGGGCCAAGTCGGGTGTGGTGCGAGACGGTGCGATCGACGTCATCCTCGGCGTCAAGAACATCCTCGGCGAGATGGGCCTGTCCCTCTCCGAGGACGATCACGACCATCTGGCCATGGCCTCCGCCGCCTACACCCCCGAAGAGCTGGGGGCCGAGGTGAACGAGGAAGGCGTGCCGATCCAGGGTGAGGTCATCGACGTCACCAAGGGCGGCAGCAAGAAGCAGAAGGTCATGCTCGACGCAGCCCGCAAGGCCGTCGACAAGGGGACCCCGCAGCAGCTCGCCGACTGGGCCACCCGCATGACCGGCGACGACAGCGCGTCTGTCGACGACAAGATCTCCCGCATCTACGCCATTCAGGAAGCGGCGCGAGAGGCGGGCAAGGGGGACGAGGTGGTGGTCCAGGGCGATGCCTCGGCACCGCTGAGCCTCCACCTGGAATCCATCGTCAACTCCCTCCGCAACTGACGCGGACCACAAGGACAAGGACAAGAACACCATGAGCGACAACGCCGAGTTCGACCCGTTCAACCAGCCCGAGGGTGCCCAGGGTGCCGACGTGAACGACGCGGCCCCGGCCGACGACGTCCTCGCGAACGTCGACCTGGACGCCGAGCTGGACGACCTCTTCGCGGGCGCCGAGATGGAGCTGGAGGAGGAGGAGTCCGACGAGGAGGTGCGCGTCTACGAGGCGGGCAACACCTACGTCAACCCGCTCGACGTCGGCCTGAAGGACAAGATGTGGGTCCCGATCCGGATCTCCGTCGCCGAGTTCAAGGAGAAGCACACCCCCCGCCTCTCCTCCAAGGTCTGCGTCGCGGTGAAGGTCGGCGACGACGGCAAGAAGCGCGTCTACGTGCCGTTCGACCAGGTCGAGGCCGCGCTTCAGACCGGCGCCACCGAGGTCGTCACCGAGATGGAGCTGCCCTACTTCATCTGCGAGGCCAACCACGTCGCGCCGGAGTTCGGCCAGCGCCGGTACCCGTACGAGATCGAGAGCCCCGCGCTCACGATCAAGACGGCCTTCTTCAAGGAGCAGCGCTCCGGCCGCAAGGGCTACAAGAACGAGGACGGCCGCACCCTGCGCGTCGCCGCCAGCGCCACGCAGCCCGGTGAGAAGGTCAGCCTGAAGACCATGCCGGAGATCGCCAAGCGCATCGAGGGCAAGATCGTGATGGCGTGCATCTCGCTGTCCACGAAGACGAAGAGCCGCCCGCGCCTCGACGGCAACAACCAGCCGATCAACGTGCTGGTGGACCCGGAGACCGGTGCCCCGGTCACCGTCTTCTCCCCGCAGGACGGCACCGGCTACATCCTCAACGACGGCTCCGGCCAGGTGTGGGAGGGCAACGAGAAGCTGCTGGTCAAGGTCGACGACCGGGTCTTCGCCATCGCGGACCGGGGCGAGAACTCCGCGCCGCTGATGGAGGACTACGCGCAGACCACCGACTACCTGAAGACCAAGTTCCTGCCGGTGCCGGAGCGCAAGGTCGAGGTCGAGCTGCGCAACGGCAACACCGTCAAGGGCGAGATCACCTGGGGCACGGTCGGCGCCATCGCGCAGGACAAGACGCCGGGCGTGTTCGTGGACGTCATGCTCGGCGCGGGCGCGGGCGACATGACCGGCAAGACGATCACCGCCGTCTGGCTGGGCACCCAGTGGACGGAGGTCGCCAAGGACAACGAGGGCGAGGGTGGCGGGCTCGACGAGTTCGCGGGCGCCAAGAACCTCTGATCGCAACAAGATGAGCTGGGCGGATACGATCGGTTATCCGCCCGGTTCATGACGGGCGGGGCCTTCCGGGGTCCCGCCCGTTCTGCGTCCGGAAAGTCGCACGAGAAAGGGAGGGACGCGGGTGAGCTTCGTCTTCTTCGACACCCTCTTTCCGAAGATCAATGACGACGGAAAGGATCTGGGCTTCGTCGCGATCTCGTTGTTCCCGGGCGGCATATACGACCCGGACGAAAAGACGGGACCGACGCAGACCACCTTCTTCGCGTGGCCGTCGCAGCGCGATGACCTCGTTGCCTTCTGCCTGGGAAGCAGCGACAAGGACGTCTACACCGTCCCTGCCCTGTTCCGCACCAGGAGCAGCCGCAAGGGCAACAACATCGCCCACCAGTGGGCCGCGTACGCCGACGCCGACACGCTTCCGCTGGACCGTCTCAAGGTCGAGCCGACCATGGTCGTCGAGACGTCCGAGGGGCGTCATCACCTGTACTGGGTGACCGAGACCGACGATCCGCAGCAGCTCATCGACATCTCCCGGGCCATCGCCTCCGAGCACACCCGCGACGGATGCGACCCGAGCGGCTGGGATGCGGGCCAGCTCCTGCGCGTGCCGGGCACGGCGAACAACAAGTACTCCCGGCACGGGCGTCCGCGCTGGCAGGTTCCGCAGCCGAAGATGGGCGCCACGTACACGATGAAGGCGCTGGTTAGCGCCTATCCTCCCTACAGCACGCAGGACCGGCCGAGCGTTGCCAGCGACATGCCGCCGAAGTCCGACTGGTACTTCTCGCAGCAGTCGATCCGCGAGTCCGCCGAGGTCTTCCGCTCCAGCCCGGAAGTCCACGACCTATACGCGGCCGACCTGAAGCCGGACCAGGACCGCTCGAAGACCCTGTGGAAGCTGCTCAGCCTGCTGTCGCGGCTGAACGTCTCCCGCATCACGGCCATGCACATCGGCTGGTCGGCGAAGTGCAACAAGTACAAGATCGACGGCCGTCCCGAGGAAGAGCTGTGGCAGCAGCTCTGCAAGGCGTACGACCACCCCGACAACCAGCCCAAGCGCAACAGCTTCTCCGACATCGGCTTCCGCAAGGAGGCCGATGAGAGCGAGGAGAACCCCGAGAAGAAGCTCGCCGACTTCGCCGAGGCCGTCTCGATCCTTCTTCCGGAGGAGCGCGACCGTGTCCCGATGGACACCTTCGTTGACCGGTATCAGCAGTGGGCCGAGACGCGCACCGACGCCCCGTCCTGCTATCACCGGGCGGGCGCCGCGACGGTCCTGTCCACCGTGCTGGGCGAGTTCGGAAAGTGCCCGACGAAGTTCGACACGAACCTGACCCTGTGGTTCTTCATCCTCGGCCCGACCACCCGGGCCCGGAAGACGACCGCGATGATGATGTGGGTCGACTTCCTGGACGAGCTGTCCAACGACACCTTCCCGTACCTGCTCGGCTCCGATGTCACGTCGGAAGCCCTGAGCGTCATCCTCCCTGACCGCAACGGCCGGTCCTCGGTGTTCTACCGGGATGAGGCCCACGGCCTGCTGTACGAACAGGCGGCGAAGCGGTACCTGGCGGGCGTGCGCGAGCACATGACGGAGCTGTTCACCGGCCGCGTCCGGATCGCTCTGCGCGTCGGCAACCTGAAGGAGCACGAGGACCGCGACCTGTCGGTCATCCGCACGAACTTCCTGATGTTCCTGTGCGGCACGCTCCAGCAGGTCACCGAGCACCTGACGATCGGCGACTACCAGTCCGGCCACTTGGCCCGCTTCCTCATCGCGGAGGCCGACCCGCCGCCGATGACCGAGGAGGGCATGTTCACCGAGCAGTTCGACGGCCAGACCCCGGCCGACGACGTGATGCGCCAGGGGCTGCTCAACGACATGTTCGCGGCGCGGGCCTTCTGGATGGAGGAGACCAAGCCGGGCGACACGGTGATGATCCCCTTCGACGACCCGACCTGGCGCCGCCTCCAGAAGGCCAAGTGGGAACTGTACGCGGCGGCCGACAAGCACGAGCTGGCCGAAGTGCTGCTGCCCACGACCTCGCGCATGGGCGACTCGATGATGAAGATGGCCGTCCTCATCGCGATGTCCGAGCGGGAGAAGATCGTGCGGATGCCGCACCTGCTGAAGGCGATGCACCTGACCGAGGAGTGGTACCGCTCGACGGCACGCGTCGCGGGCAAGATTCTCCACTCGGAATGGGCGGCCCGGCAGAACGAAATCCTCACCGCGATCCAGGCACGGAAGGAGGGCGTCACGGAGCAGGACATCTACTCGCGATTCCGCTCTAAGATCCAGGAGAGGGACATCGAGTCGGACCTGCACGTGCTCGCCAAGGCGGGCCTGATTCACAAGACGATGGAACGCGGAAGGGTGCGGTACGTACCGATCGCGCGAAGCTGACCCGGAGGAAGCGTGGCCCGAAAGCCGACCGGGCGCCCGCCGGGGAGGCCGCCCGGGGACCGCTACGGAACGCCCCAGGAGCGCGTCTCCCGGGCCAGGACGCTCGTTCCCTCACTGCACCGCTTCCCACACCTCGTGAGGGCCGTGGAGCGCGTCATGGACGCCCCCAACCGGACCGTCTTCCGCAGCCCGTACAACACCAACCCGGCCGACGTCGACCTGCTCCACGTGTACAGCCCGGCGGAGAGAGGGCAGATCCTTTCCTTCACCTGGTGGGCCCACGTGAACCGCCGCAGGTGGAGCAGGCGGCGTCGGCTGGCGGCAGTGACCCTGCTCAGCCCGCTGATGCTCTTCAGCTCCTCCTTCTTCGAGGAGATGACCGAGCTGTCCTCGACGACCTGTCAGAAGTGGATGGTCCGGCCCGAGGGAATGCAGGCCACGCGAGTGCTCGGTTCGTGCGACATGCGGGTGGTGCACCTGGCCCTGGAGGCGGCGACGCGCGGCGACACCGCCTTCCGGCTGTTCGCGGCCGACATCGTCCGGGACAAGGGCGTGCCCGAGGCCATGGCCTCGCGGCTCACGGGCGTCCCGAAGGTGGTTCTCCTGGAGCCCTCGCGCGGCGTGCAGTTCACGCCGGTCGGCCCCGACCTGGACACCCTGTCGGTGCGTTCGCGTGAGGACCAGATGTTCTGGCAGGGCATGGCGAGCCAGCGGGACGTGGAGCTGGCGCCGTACGTCTACGGCCAGGAGTGGGTCCGCGATCTGTTCCCGGAAATGCTCCTGAAGGAGAACATCTTCACTGCGACTCCCGTCCCTAGAAACGGTGAGGACTGCTACCATTTGTGCATCCCCGAGCTGCCTAGGCCACATCGCGCCCGGCACCTCGGAAGCAGGTACTACGACCTGCTCTACTCGTGGGAGGAGAAGTACCTCCTGCCCGCGACCACGGGAATCGCGTGACGGAGGGGGAAGAGATGGCCGGTGTAGTCGGCTTCGACATCGAGACCGCCAGCGCCGACCTGCTCTTCAAGGGGGGCTACGAAGGCCCGTTCGTCCGGCTCGTCGGCTGGGTGATCGACGACGGCGAGCCGCAGATATCCACGGATCCCCAGGATCTGCTCGACGTCCTGCGCGACGCCAGCGTGATCTACGGGCACAACATTCTCGGATTTGACCTCGTGGCCCTGGCCGTCCACTGCGGTGCGGACTACCACGAGCTGGCAGAGAAGGCGATCGACACCCTCGTGGGCGAGCGCACCATCAACCCGCCGTACCCGAAGCTCCGGCCCGGCGTGAAGCTCAACTTCAAGGCTCTCGCGAAGCGTGGCCTCACCCCCTCCGACCTGCGCATCAGCTACCGCCTCAACGACGTGGCCGTGCGCTACGGATTCGAGGGGAAGACAGACCACCTGCCCCGGCTGGCCACGCAGTACGGCGGCTACGACAAGATCCCCCTGAAGCTGGCCGAGTACTGGGACTACCTGCGCGGCGACCTCATCGCCTCCCGCCAGGTCTACCGCGAGATGGGCCAGCGGGCCTACCGCAAGAACCTGATCCCCGTGGTCAAGCGCGAGATGCTGATCTCGGCGATCCAGAACGGCATGTACCTCAAGGGCCTCGGCGTGGACATGGACGAGGTCCACCAGCAGATCAAGATGGCCGAGCAACAGCGGGCGCAAGCGTACGAGCTGCTGCACGAGAAGGCCGGGGTCCCGCTCCCCCACTCCGAGGTCCACTGGCAGGAGCGCGTCGAGGTACGCATCCCCCGCACGACCAAACACGGCAAGCGGGTTCGGTCCCTGTACGAGTCGCTGTTCAACCGGCCGTGCCCCGACCTCCGTATGGGATGGAAGTGGCGCACCAAGACGATCGGCGCCTCCCCGCTCACGACGACCGAAGGGCGCGACGCCTTCGAGCGGGCCTTGCGCCGGGCCGGGGTCCGCGACCAGGACGTTCCGTACACCCTGAACGGCGGCAAGCTCGCTCTCTCGAAGGACGCGCTCGGCAAGGAGTCCTGGCTGCGCGGCCAGGAGTCGATACCTGGCCTGAGCCGGAAGTACGCCGACAATCCCGACGTGCTGGAGCTGTGCGAGGCGGCCATCATGGTCGGATCGGCCAGCGCCAAGGCGGAGGAGGTGCTGGAGAACGTCTGTCCCGACGGGCGCGTGCATCCGCAGATCGGCGACATCCAGGCTTCCGGCCGCTGGGCCCACATCAAGCCCTCGGTCACGAACATCGGCAAGCGCGGCGCCGCGCTGCTCCAGCGCCGGATGTTCAGGGCGAAGCGGGGGCACGTCTTCATCGCCATTGACCTCGACCAGGTCGACGCCCGCGCCGTGGCCGGATGGTGCCAGGACCCCGAGTACATGAAGCTCGCCCGGCCGGGGATGGACATGCACCGGGAGGTCGCGTTCCGCGTCTTCGGCAGCCGCGACGACGACGCGCGCGGCCGGGCCAAGGCGATCACCCACGCCTGGAACTACGGCCAGGGCCCGAAGGGCGCCTCAGCCCACACCGGGCTGCCGCTGGAGGTCACCAGGAAGTTCGACGACGGGATGAAGCGGGCCTTCCCGGTCCTGTGCCGCTGGCGCGACCGCATCCGGCGCCGGGCCGAGCAGACGGGCCTGGTGCCCAGCAAGTGGGGTCGCGTGCTGCGCGTCATCCCTGGCCAGGAGTACACGCAGGCGCCCGCCCAGGTCGGCCAGTCGACGACGAGGGACTTGCTCTGCGACGGCCTGCTGAGGATGGACCGCGAGGTGCTGGAGATGCTGGTCCTCGTGATCCACGACGAGATCGTGCTGGAGGTCCCGCAGGAGCGCGTCGAGGAGATCGCGGCGAAGGCCATGAAGGCGCTGACGACCTTCTTCGAGACCGTTCCGATCACGTGCGGGTCGAGTCCGGCGTCGCGGTCGTGGATCGGCTGCTACGAGAAGGCCGCATAGTCCGGCACCAGCAGGTTGGCAGGTGAACGTAACGCACCCGCCCGGTTTCCGCGTTCTCCTGGTACTGCACCTGGTGCCGGTTCCCGGCCGTGTCGGTCATGGGTACAGGCCACGCATGTACGTACCGCCAGGCATTTTCATCCATTAGGCACCAATTATCGGAGAGGAAAGGGATGTTCGGATGGATCCCGAGACGATGGCGCAGGGCTACTTCCTCGACTGCATGGACCCCGGCGGCGAAACCGGGATGAGCCTGCTGCACATCCGGCCGCGCGAATTCGAGCTGATCGACTGGACCACCGTTCCCTACGACCCCCGACTGGGGAGTCTGGGCGCCATGCCGTCGATGCAGCTCATCGAGTGGAACGCCAGGTATCCCGGCAGGCATCACCTGCTCTACGAGAACTTCCACCTGCGCAACAACGACGCCCAGAAGGACGTCACGGCGCTGCGAGTCATCGGTTCCGTGGAGCAGGTGATGTTCGAGCGGGACCTGTTCGAGGCCGTGCATCCCCAGGAGCCCGTCGAGGCCAAGCACATGGTCCCCGACGAGGTGCTGGAGATACTGGGCCTCCACATGGGACACGAGCACGCCCAGCGGCACGTCAGGGACTCCCTGCGGCATGCCGTGGCCCACCTGACCCGCATGCGGTACCTCCCGGTGTGCCGGGTGGCCTACCCGAGGGGCGGCAGGACTACGACCCCTCCAGCCCCTCGTTCGCGCCGGTCAGGCGGTTCCACTCGGGCCACGGCAGCACCGTGACGGTCCCCAGCTCGATGGTCTCGGTCATCGTGCTGGGCTGGCCGCCCTCGTCCGGGTTCAGGGCGCCCGTGCCGGACTCGGTCTGGGCGCCCCAGGCGTACGCGGTGATGGTGCAGCCGGGCTGAAGCGTGATGCCCTCGTTCACCCAAGCCTCGGCCTGCTGCGGCGCGTTCAGGGCCTCCTGGAACTGGGCCACGAACGTCTGGCTCATCGGGCCGCTGGCGCTCTCACTGAACGCCACACTCTGGCCGCCGATCAGCAGCTTCGGGTAGAACGGGCTCGGGTTGTCTTGGCCGAAGACGAAGTAGACGCGCACCCCGCCGATGGTGGGGAAGTCGCCCGGCTGGGGAACCTCGAACGGCAGCTTCGCGATCACGCCGTCCGGCGGAATCTGGACGTCGGTCATGCCGCCTCCTGCGATTCTTCCTGAAGTCCCTGCTGACTGGCGATACGAGTGCGCGATGCAGCGCGCTGCTCGCGCTCCAGGGCCGCTTCCAGCATCGCGATCTTCCTGTGTGCCTCGCTGAGCTGGCGCTCGTACGACGCCATGACGTCCTCCGAGGACACCGTTCCTACATCCACGTGTTCTCCTCCAGAATGCCGCGCCTGACGGCGGCGGCCACCACCCGCTTGCGCATGATCTCGGGCACGCTGCTCGTCATCAGGGCGTGGTTCACGAACCCGTCCCGAGCTGTTTCCAGTTCACCCTCCCGGTCCGTCAGGAGCTGGCGCACTTCGTCGAGCGGCGCCGAGGGGACCAGGGTGAGGCGCTGGGTCTGCTCCTCCATGCGCGTCATCGTGTCGCTCCGGGCGCCGACCGTATCGGTCGACAGTCCGGTCATCCCCTTGCAGGGGAACGTCTGCTGCTGGTCCGACGCCAGGCAGCCCTTCACATCATCGAGCCCCGACAGCACCGTGTCCAGGCACATCTTCACCACGCCGTCCGTCGTTCCGGGCAGCGCGGTGAGCCGGGATTCGACGCGGTCCAGGACGTAGTCCGGGCCGAAAGACCTCATGCGGACCGGAGGCACATCGAAGTAGTGCTCCGTGATGGTCGCAAGCGGATGCACGCCGTAGTCCTCGTCGTCGGACTCCCGGGCGTAGTACCGCTCCAGATCCTTCAGCTCCATGTCGATGGTGCTGGCGTAGTCCCCCAGTCCCCACATCTCCTTGCGGTACGCCACCACGCTCAGGCGGATGTGATGGCCGAACTCGACTGGATCGTCAGGGTCGTTGGGATTCTTGTGGACAACAATCAGCATGTCCTGCGTCGGGTCGTACTCCTCACCCTTGGCGGGCTGATGCGGCCGGATTACGTGCCGGATCACGTCGATTTCAGCCATCGTTCCTCACGGGGTTCCGCACATGCAGATGAAGAATACTTCGGTCACGCCCGAGCTGGAAACGTACTGGAATCCGCCCTCGGTTCCGCTGGGGAACTGATAGATCGAACTAGTTACTGCCGTAGACCCACCATTGGGGCAGAGAATCGGGTAATACCGACGGGTTGTGACCGATCCGTACGAATATGTTCCGTTCTGGAACCCGACACGGTCCATGCGGAACATGTCGTTCTGGAAGTGACCCGTATTGAACATTCCGCCGATACGGAATCGAGCAACCGAGGAATCCCAGTAGATTCCCTGAACGGAAATTGTTTCCGTGCCGTACTGCCGGGTGATTTTCGAGTTCGCAACTCCGTAGGCGAACTGCATGTCGACTCGGCCGGAGGAGTTCACCGTCTGCTCAGGGCCCGTGATGACGAAGCCGCGCGGGTCCCAGCCTCCAGTGCCGGAGGCGTCGGCCTGGAAGATGCGGGGACCATAGTTCGTCAGGCCGTCCCAGCGGATTCCGGACTGGCCGTTGAAGTTGGCGTTCTCTGTGATCTTGATGACGGCGCCGCCGGACTGACTCGTCATCTCGTAGTACGCCGAGCGAATCGAGTGCTTGGCCGTGATGGCATCCGCATCCAGCTTGTCGGTGGTGATGGCATTCGCTGCCACCAGCGGAGCCGTGATCCGGCCGTCACCGATGAAGACCGAACCCTCCTGCCAGATTTCGATCTGGCTGAACTCCAGGGCCACATCGACGGAAACGCCGTTCTCGAACTTCACGTAGAAGTACGGAATGAGGCCAACGATTCCTGCGGGAACGTTGTACCCGGTGGTCGACGTGACGGTGTACGTGCCGTTCGCCGAGATCGTGAAGTCAGAGATCAGCACGCCGGAGGTTGCCGTGCCCGCGCCGGATCGCTGGAAGTTGCGCGCCAGTACGGCCACGTTGATGGTCGCGGCGCCAGGGCTGGCCGGGATTCCAGTGGCGGTCACCACGAACCTGGCCTTGAAGTTACCCGTCGGGCCACTGGAGTTCTGCGGCCGGGTCACCGGAATGGCCAGCTCGGGGGAAGTCAGGCCAGGGCCGGGATGGGTCTGAAGCGGGTAGTTCACCAGCGTGTTGTTGGTGAAACCGAACCGGTTGAAGCTGCTCGCCGTGGTGTTGTTGTCGATCCTCGGGTTTCCGTCGGCCGTGATGGTCCAGGCGACACCCCCAGCGGACGATGCAGCGGCCTGGGTGAGGCGGGCCGCGTTCAGGGTGGCGGAGCTGAAGGCCGGGTCGACCACCAGGTTCGCCGGGTCGCCGACGGAGAGGGTTTCCACCGAGAGGCTGTGCGCTTTGATCTGTTCGGCCGTGATCGTACCGGCCAGGATGTTGTTTGCCGTGATGGTGTTGGCGGCGATGTCGGGTCCGGTCACACCGAGCACCACGATGGAGGTGACAGCCGAGGTGGCGGAAATGACCGAGGCGCTGTTCATCGCCTTGAAGCGGACGTAGACCGTGTTGCCGACGTTCCAGGTCGGTATGCCGCCCTTGCCGCTCATGATGAGTCCGGCGCCACCCGAGAAGACTTCGCCCGCGTGGAACCATGTGGAGTTATTGGTCGAGACCTCGACCTGCACCTCACGGAATTCCGGCGGGTAGGCGTTCCCGTCCTCGTCCTTGCCGTCCCACTCGGCCTTCACCGTGCTGAGCTTCGACGACAGAATCGGCGCCGAAGGGATTTCGGGTGCCGTCGTCGGGTAGCCCATCGTCTGCACGATGGCGTTCGACCAGTCCGAGGCGTAGCCGGAGTCGCGGATCGCCTGCACCCGGAACTCATAGCTGTAGCCCGAGTCCAGCAGCGGCACCTTGGCGTGGATCACCTGCCCGGTGGACGGCGAATCGGGCTGCGTCACCTGGACGGTAAACGCCTGCTGCCAGTTGAAGTCCGACCGGCGCGCAGCCACGTTGTACCGCAGGATGTCGATCGTGCGGTTCTCGACGTCCTTGGTGGCGACCTGGAAGGCAACGTCGGCCATCGAAACCGGATCGCCCAGCGTCGAGAAGTACGGCTCGTTGGTGACCGAGTTGAGGATCGGCGCCTTGGGGGGCGTGGAGTCGATCGGGGCGGGCTTCTGGGGCTTCGTACCGGCACCGGTACCTCCGCCGCCCGTGGGGCCGCCTGCTCCCGACACGCGGGAAACCCAGCGCTCTGTCTGGAGGGCGCGGTCGGTGAACCGGTCGTTGAGGGTGAGCGCGACGCCGACACCGTACGGATCCGTCCCCGACAAGGTGATCTGGTAGACGCGCATCGACGCCTTCTGGGCGCCGGTCGTCGCGTCACTCATGGCCCGAATGAAGTCGCCCGGCCGGTAGTCCACGAGCGGCACCGGGGCGCCCTCGGTCCAGACGAACTTCTTCGTGTACTGGGTGCGGCTCTTGTACTTCGTGAGCAGCAGGTTGTCGGTGATCTGGGCGAGCGTCTGCACGTCGGTGACGCCTGACGCCGAGATCGACTCGTCCCACTTTCCCCAGGGGTACTCGACGGAGTCCGGCGCCTCGACCATGCCGGAGATGAGCTGCTGGTCACCGACGGCCACAATGAATCCGGCCAGGTCTTCCCAGGTGCGCTCGACCGGCTCCTCGGTGGTGCCGACCATGCTATGGACGTGCACGCCCGTGTCGCTGTCGAGCTGGCGGCGCAGTGTCGTGTCCGCCTTGTACATCTGGAGGACGCGCTTGTTCATCCGCCAGTCGAAGAAGCCCTGGCGGGAGAGGGCATCGATCATCGACCAGGCGTCCTGGCCGTAGTCGAAGTTGCCCTTCATCGTGACGCCCCACGCGGTACCTGCGGAGTCCACGCTGCCGGTGAAGTCGTACGTCATCCCGGGGATGTTTCCCCGGTTCTTGGCCAGGTCGATAATCTCCTTGACGGGAAGCGCGGGGGACACGGATGTCTTGTAGGCGATCTGCCCGTCCTTGTTCAGGCGCGGGTTGTCCGGGTCCATCCAGCGGACCTTCTTGAGCTGCCACCCGTACGACGGCATCGTGAAGGAGAGGATGCGCGGCCGGGCGGCCAGATCGAACGACCGGCGGACGTTCATGAACCGGCATCCGGGCTGCTCGGTGAACGTACCGGTGTTGGGATCGCGCAGCTCAAGCGCGACTTCGCAGGGCGACTTCAGCAGGTTGGCCGCGTCCGACCCATCCGGGTAGGTCATCGTCAGCGAGGGCATGTCGTTGAGCGGGATGCCCGCTTCCCAGGAAAGCGGATGAGGCAGGATCCCGATCGCCGCACCGTTTGCGGCGTACGCCCGGAAGCGAACGACCAGCGTATTGACCAGCGCCATATGTCACACCACCGCGTACCTGGATCGCACCTGCACTCCGTTGTTTCCGCCAGCAGTTGTAACGGTGAATGTACCGGTCCTGTTCCCGAAAGAACCGGAGCCGCGCGACGTGAAAGTCAGCGGCCCGTTTCCACGGAATTCCAGGGCGCCCGTCACGTTCGTTCCCGTGGTGAAAGTCCACACTTCCGAGGACTGAAGCCGAGCCCTCATGTAGCGGGGGTCGATGAGCAGCCACTGTGCCGAACTGACCGAGGATGATCCGTCACCCCAGAAGACCGATGTCGTCGAGGTGTTGTCGGTGACCGTGAGGGAGGTGGCCGGGCCCTTCAGCAGCAGGAGCGAGTCGGCGATGGGAACCGTCGAAGCGAGCGCGTTGGCCAGGGTGTTCGAGGAGCTGTTGAAGAAGGTCACCGTCGTCTCGGCGCCACGCCAGGCGCCGCCGGGGACATTGAAGATGATCGTCGCGTCGGCCCGGTTGCTCGGGCAGGAGAAGTCCGGGGTGTTCATCGAGACGAGCTGGGCGTCGGCCGTCTCCTCGATCGTCCCCCGGACCCGCGTGAGGGTGATGGGCTGGTTGGTGCCCATCCCGAGCAGGCCCATCAGGGTGTTCCACCGTGAGGCCAGCGCCTCCGGCGTGAGGTCGACGATGCGGATCTTCAAGGAGACCGTGATCTGCGACAGCGGATCGTCCCACTGGGGGATCGAGAAGTGTGTGTTCGGCACTTCGATGACGGCACGGCGCGGCGCCAGGGCCGGTGCGTACTCGGTGCCCTCCAGGAGGTACATGCCCGAGGTGATGGCCTTGCCGCCGATCGTGAACCCGTTGATCTTGTATGCCGTCGCCATCGCTCACACCCCGCTGATCGTCGCTGCGTAGGCCAGCGACCTGTTGATCGTAGTCGACGTGGGCTCGGCCTGCGGGTACTGGTTGTTGATGTTGAAGACGTTCGTCGGCCCGGTGTTCTGCGGCACCAGCCGGGCAGTGAACACCGACACGCTCTCCGGCGGCACCTGCTGCACCGCGCTGCTGCCGCCGAGCATCGTCGTTCCGGCGCCGCCCTGCCGCGCCCGGACCTGCTTCGAGCCGCCCGTCACGCCGGAGTCCAGCAGGCGCTTGGCGACGCCACCGAAGCCCCGGCCGCCCGACCGGTTGATGATCTCCAGCAGAGCGCCGAAGCGCTTGGCCGAGGCGGCGTTCACGACGAACTCGCCATTGGAGAGCATCGCCGGAATCACGTCGGACTTCGGGCCGCCAGGCCCGTTGATCCAGCCGCCGTTGGCCGCCGCGTAGCTCTTCGGCGGGGAGTTCTTCTGGTAGTAGTAGTAGCCCACCGAGACCGTGGCCTGCCGGGTCAGCGCGTTGGTGATCCGGCCACCGGCCGTGTATGCGGCCTGGACGATTCCGCCGAGCTGCCGGTTGAAGTTGCCGACACCGGCCAGGGTGACGGTGCCCTTCGGGTTCAGCTTGCCCTTATTCGCGTCGGCGACCGCGCGCTTCAGGGCCTCCAGCAGCGCCTTGAACTCGTCGTCGTCGAGCTTGCCGTCACCGTTGACGTCGAACTCACCGGCCGCCTCCTTGCCCAGGATGAGCTGGGCGAGGGCCGTCATCTGGGCCCGGTACTCCTTGTCGTTGAGCTGCGCCTTGCCCTTCGGGTTCAGCAGGCCCTGGCCTTCCGTGGATGCCAGGAACTCGGTCATCGCGAGCACCTTCGCCCGGTACTCGGCGTCGCTCAGCTTGCCCTTGCCCTTCGCGTCCAGCTTGCCTTCAGCCTCCAGGCCGTCCACGAACGTGGTGAGCTGGGTGAGCTGCGACTGGAAGATCAGGGTGTTGAGGGTGGCCTTGCCCTCCTTGTTCAGGTTCGTGTTCTTCAGCAGCTCCTGGAGCTTGGCGATGTCGCCCTGGGCCTTGATGATGTCGATGGCGACCTCGGGCTTGACCTTCTTCTTTCCGACGAGGTCGATGTACAGGCTCAGGTCACTGAGCGACTTGAACGCCTTCGCGTCGTCGGCGGAGATGTCGATCTTCACGCCCTTGACCTGGCTGAGCTGCGTCACCAGCTTGGCGTACTGGTTCGACACGTCGGCGAAGTCCTCGCTGGTCTTCGCCTTGTCGATCAGGTTACCGAAGACGTCGGCGATGATCGTCCTGGTCTGGAGGGTGGCGTTCTCGATCTTCCCGGAGTTCTGGATGATGGCCGCCGCGAGGTTGCTCGTGGCGTCGCCGCCGATCTCGGCCAGGCGCGGGCCCAGCTTTTCCAGCTCCTTCGCGGAGAGATCGGCCAGCTCGGCAACGGCCGGTGCCGCCTCCGGACCCATCTTGCGGAACTGCTCCGCGACCTCCGGGCCGAGAGTCGCGGAGATCTTGATCAGGTTCGCCGACCAGTCACGCTGCGCCTTGGCGATCTTCTCCAGTTCCTTGATATAGGCGTCCAGTCCGCCCTTGGTCTTCAGTGAGAACTTGTCAATCGCATCCTCGGCCTTGCCGAACGCCGACTCGGCCGCCGACTTGAAGGCATCGAGCGGAGTACCGAACTTCTCGAACGAGGTCGCGAGCTGGTCGATCGCCTGCTGCGCCTCCTCGCCCGTGGTGTCCAGGTCTTCCAGCGCGGACTTCGTCAGCTTGATCTTGCCGCTTGCCGAGCTGGCTGAGGTGCCCGTCTCGTCGAGCGCGTCGGCCAGCAGACCCTTCGTGATCGAGAGCTTCGTCGAGGCGCTGTCCTCGGCGGAGATCGTCGTACGCAGGGCCTCCAGGAAGTTCTTCAGGCGGATGGCCGCTGCCGCCTCGCTGTTGATCTGCTCGCCGAGCTTGCCGGAACCGGCGGGCGCGTAGTTGTCGGCCGTCTTGCCGACTTCCTTGATCGCCGCGTCGAGCTGCTTGAGCGCCTTCCCCGGGTCCTGGAGAGACAGCTCCAGGACATCGCCCACGTTCACGCCAGCCGTGGCGAGCTGGTCGAGGGCATCGGCGCTGATCTTGCTCCCGTCGGCGAGCTTCGACGTCTCGATGGCCGCCTGTGCGGTGTCGAGCAGCCACTGCTTGGTGTTCTCGCCGATGGCCGCCGTGTTCTCGCCCAGCGCCTCGGTCGTCTTGTTGATGACGCCCTCCTCCTTCGCGATCTCGCGAAGGTAGCGCTGGGCCGCCTGGGCTCCGGTGCCGTGCCCCTTGGCCTGCTCTTCCAGGGCCTCCTTCGAGCCCTTGGTGGCCTCGATCGCCCGCAGCCGCTCCTTGGCCTCGGTGCGCGCCGCCTCGGCCGAACGCTGGTCGGCGTCAGCCAGGTCGCCCTTCGTGGTGGTGATCGTGCGGTACACGCCGATCGCGCCCAGGGCCTCCTTCGAGCCGTCCCGGATCGCCGCGTTGTACTGCTTCACGCCACCGGCCGCCAAGACCGCCGCATCGGTGTCGGCCTTGATGGCGTTGGCCAGGGCCTGCGTGCCGCCACTCGCCTCGAACGCGGCATCGGCGATCCTCTCGGACTCCGAGCGGAAGTCGAACATCTTGCCGATGAGCGGGCCCAGCAGGATGCCCGCCGTGGCGATGGCGATACCCCACGGACCGAAGGCGAACGCTGCCGCTCGGGCCGCCAGGCCGGAGGCCGTGATGCCGGTGGTCGCCCGGGTGAAGGCGCCCGCAGCAACAGTGCTTGCCGCAGCGGCCGTTCCCATACCGGCACCCATCTGAGCACCGGCCGCCGCCGCGTTGCGCATGGAGGCCGACATCAGGTTCGTCGTCGGCACCGCACGGGCCGTCGTGGTGTTCAGACCTGCCACAGCCGCCGCCGAAATGGCCGTCTGACCGGCGAAGACGCGAGAAGAGTTCGCGATCTGCGTTTGCGTGAGCGCCAGGTTCCGGTTGACGTTCGAGACGTTGGCCATGGCCAGGGCGGAGGCGGTCGCCTGGGCGCTGAGCTGGCGCATGGAGGTCTGCGTGGCCAGCGTCGAGGCGAACAGGGCGTCCTGTCCGCGCACCGCGTTGAGGCTGGCCGTGCTCATCGCGTTCAGGCCGGTCGCCGACTGGGCCGCCGCCAGCGAGTAGCCCCGGATCGTCGTGGACGACGCGGCGAGCGCCGTCGACAGCGCCTCCGTGCTGACCGTGAGCTGCCGCTGGGAGTTGGCCGCTGCCGCCTGCGCCGCCGTCGTGCCCTGGAAACCGTTGCGGTAGATGTCGAGCGCGACGCGAGCGCTCAGCGTGCTGACCTTCAGGCGTTCCTGGAGTTCCCGGGCCGCGATCAGGGACTGGATCGTCTTCGACAGTGCCACCTGGTACAGGGCCCATCCGGCTGCTGCCGTGACCGCCAGGGCGCCGAGGGTGCCGACGATCGGAACAACCGGTCCGAGGTGGGCGAGGAAGCCGATGACGTTGGCCAGGTTGCCCGCGACGGAACCGATGGCCGTGGCCAGCGGACCGCCGAGAGTGGCCAGCAGGGTCTGGAAGGCGTCGGAGAGGTTCTGGAGTTCGGCCGCCGTGGTCTGGTAGATGCCCTTGGACTGGCGGTTCAGTTCGGTGCCCTTGGCGAACTCCTGGTTGGCCCGGTCGAAGGACTCGCTGACGATGTCGGCGTTGTTGGCCAGTCGGGAGAACACGTCGATGTCGCGGACCGCGTTGACGCCCAGCTCGCGGAGTACGCCCTGAACGTCGCCACCGGCTCCGGCCGCCCGGCTGAGGCCCTGGATGAAGGCCAGCAGGAAGTCGCCGCGCGTCGCCGGGTTGTTGTAGAGCTTCGAGACCTCGGAGTCGGTCATCCCCATGACCTTGGCGAGCTTGCTCAGCTCGGTGCCACCGTCGGAGACGGCCGTGGACAGCTCGTTGAACACACGGGTCAGGGCACCGCGTGACAGCTCGGGCCGGACCTGGAGGGTGGCAAGGGCGGCGGAGAGACCGGCCGTCTGCTGGGCCGTGAGGCCGAACAGGTTCGACACGGTGGCGATCGAGGCGTTGACGCGCAGGATCTCCTGATCGGTCGCGGCCGACGCGGTACCGAGGGCCAGAATCGCGGAACCGAGCTGGTCGATCTCGGAGATCGGCACATCCTGCATCTGGGCGATACGGCCGAGGAGCAGCGTTGCCTCGTCGGCCGCCACACCCGTGGTCAGCGAGAACTTCACGATCGTGTCGGTGAAGTCGCCGAGGTTCTGTTCCGAGATGCCGATGGCCGCACCGAGCTGACCGATGCGGGCGACTTCCTCGAAGGAGATCGGCGCCTGCTGGGCGATCTCCTGGAACCTCGCGAGCAGGCCAACCGAAGCGGCTTCCGCCTCGCCGACGACTCGGGCCACCTGCGCGAACGCCGCCTCCTGCGAGATGGCCGCTCCGGCGAGCGCGGTGGGCACCTTCGACAGGACGTTGAACAGCGACTGGAAGGCGCTCTCCAGCTCGCCGACGGTGTTGCGCAGGGCGAACGTGGAGCCCGAGTAGGAAACCGTCGACTGATGGGCACTCTGGGTCGCCTGGGCGGTGCGGGCGCGGGCGGCGGCCAGGGCCTGCTCCTGCTGGGCGATGCGCTGAGCCGACTGGGCCAGCTTCTCCCGCTGGATGGCCAGCTTCTGCTCTTCGAGCGCGAGCCGCTGGGAGGTCTCGGCGGCCTTCCTCTTGGCCTGCTCCTCCTTCTGCTGCGCGGCGATGGCGTTCTGAGTGATCGACGACATCGACTTCTGCGCGCTGGCGAGCTGGTTGATCACTGCGGCCAGCTTCTGGTACAGCGTGACCGTACGGTTCAGCCGCTGGTATTCCTTCTCGCTCAGGCCCTGAACGGATGCCAGGGCGGAGCGGAGCTGCTGGAACGCCTGCGTCATCAGCTTGGCGCCGTTGGCCGACGCCGACTCATTCTTCTGGAGCGCCTGAACTGCGGAGGCGTAGTTCTTGGTGGCCGACGTGATCTGGTTGTAGACGGTCAGCGAGGTGCGGAGCTTGGCGGCAAGGCCGCTCTCGACCAGGGCGACCTTGCTCAGAACGGTGTTCAGATTGGAGAAGACCTTCTCCATCTGGCCGCCGGACTTGGTGACGGCCTGAGCGCCCTGCGCGAAAGAGCGGATGTCCAGGTTGATGCGAGCTGTCGCATCGAAGCCCGTTGCCACCTAGACCTCCGCTTCAGTCGCCGTCCGGCATGTCGTGCTGGTAGGAGTGCGCCCGGGAAGGGAGCGGAGTGCCCGCGCCCCATACGTTACGTGCAGAGACGTACCGGGTCTCTCCCTTCTGACGGATCTTCCCGCGCCGCTTCTCGCTGTCCTCGCGGTCCTTCTCGATCTCCGCGCAGCCGTAGCAGACGGCGCCCTTCAGATCGAAAACGATCTCGTTGTTCGTCGACATGCCGATCCAGGCAGGAGTGCCGCACTGCTTGCACGTCTCCTCCTCCAGGATCGTCAGGGCCATGGCCAGCTTGCGGTTGCGTTCGTCGGCCCAGTCAGAGGGCCGTCCCGTCAGCATTGTCAGCGGGGGCACGGACCACGATCTCGCCGTTTTCAACAGCGGTCGCACCCATGCCGATTTCTTCCAGGTGAGAGCTTCCGCCAGGAAACCCGGCATCGAGCTTGTCGGCCCAGTCACGGGAAGCCGACAGGCCGGTCCCCACGGACTCCATCAGGCGCATCGTCTCGGAGGAGATGAGCTTCTTCAGAAGGAGGTCGGCGCCGCTGCGGCTCGGCGGCGGAACCGTGCGCCCGTCGGGCAGCTTCAGCTCGATGCAGAAGTGCGAGATCTGCGCGGTGAGCGTGTACCGGCTGCGGGCGGTGATGTAGTCGAGGTCGTTCTCGCTGGCGTCCTTGTACTGCGGGTTCTCCTTGTGGAACGTGCGCGTCGCCTCGCGGGTGACCGTTCCCAGCTCCTCCGGCGTCTTGACCTGGAAGACGAGCGTGATGCCCGACTTCACGATCTTCGCCTTCAGATCCTCGACCCGGCCGGAGAGAGCGTCGATCTTCTCCTCCAGCTCGGTGCGCTCTTCCTGGAGAGCATCCAGCACCGAGTCCACGAAGGAGTTCGCGGAGGTCTCGGTGCGCTTGCGGATGTCCTTCTCCACGCGCTCCAGGCTCTCGACCAGAGTCTCCAGCTCTTCGAGCACGCCGCCGAGTTCGGCACCGCTTCGCTGGTCCAGGTACGCCGTGTGCTCGAACACGGGGAACGTGGAGTTCCCCTCCAGGTAGTCCTCGAAGCTGAAGTTGTCGGGGCCGGGCTCCGGGTTGCCCGGCTCCGCAATGTCCTGCGCCATGTCCGTTCCTTCGGTCGTACGGGTTGTCAGCTCGCGGTGCTGCCGACCTGCACAAGGCCGTCCGAGGACTGGCCCTGGGCGTACATGGTCGGCTGAAGCTGAAGGGGGGCGGTCGCGTCGTTGATGACGTTGGGGTCGCCGGAGAGGAACTTGTAGACCGTGACCCAGTCGTCGTCCACCGCGTTCGGATCCCGAACGGGGTGCTTCGAGATCCGCTGGACCAGGAACCCCGAGCGCAGGGGCTTCTTGAACAGGCGCATCACGTCGTTGTAGATCGACGGGTCGAGCTTGTTCGGGTCGCGGTCCAGGAAGACGTTGAGCTGGCCTTCGTAGTTCTTCGCGGTCGGGGTCGCCACGTTCGAGTCGTCGCAGAGGCCACGCGTGTCGTCCGTGTCGCGGTCCGTCCAGCCGAGCGTGATGTCGGTGGTCAGTGCGCACGAGATGTTCAGACCCGCGTTGATCTCTGCGGCGGTCGGGTGGTCGATGTCCGCGAAACCCTCGCCGTACGTGCCCTCGTACCCCTCGGACGTCTGGTCCGATTCGTCGACCCACCAGATGGTGAGCGACGGGGGGAGGCTCTTCACTGCTGCCATTCGTACCTCCGGCCGGAAGGCATGATCGTGCCTGACCGGAGTCTAACCGCGAAAGCCCCTGCCTGGGACGCTGGGCGCCCGAAGCGAATTCTTTACGAACCCGTTCCGGTGTGCTGACCCACATTCACGACACCCTGGAACCCGATCGCCAGGTAGAAACGCAGCGTGTCGCCGACACCAACCGGGTAGGGATCGCGGACTGTTCCCGATCCGGCTTCGCTGATCTCGCCCTGGTCGGCGGGCGTGTATCCGACGAGCAGATCCCGGCACGCCTGGGCGAGCTGAAGAAGCGAAAGTCCAGATGGCGCCACGGATTCGACAATGAATCCCGCCTTCTTCGTGACGCCCTTGTCCTCTCCGGAAACACCGCAGAGGTCCGCCACAGACAGGCGGCCACCGAATCCGGAGATGTCGAATGCCTGGCCGAACCAGAGGATGACGCTCGGCTTGTAGAAGCCCGAGGGGTCCTTGATGACGTCGGTGTTCTCGGGCACACCTTCCAGGAAAACGGGCGTGTTGGGCAGCCCCGTATCCAACCGGCTGTAGATGTCCATCTGCCAGTCCAGCAGAGAGGCCATCAGCGACCACCCACTCGCGCCTGAAGCTCGGCGGTCACCTGGTTGAAGGCGTCGAGCACGGCCATCATCGGGGTGATGCCGTTCCGTGTACCGAACTCCTGGAAGGGTGCGTAGTACGGGTTGTTGGACTCCCACCCGAAGGAGATCTTCAGGATGTCCGTACCGAAGTCGCCCGTACCGGTGACGGAGGACTTCATCCGCCCCGTGTCCACGCGCGACTTCGCCCGCACCAGACCCTCGCCCCGGCGCCGGGCGTTCGACATGTCCAGAACCAGTCGCTGACGGGACTTGTTCAGGTGGTCGATGACGAACGCGGAGAGGCCGATGTCGAAGGCGCCGTTCGGAGTGCCGCCGCCGTAGTACCGCTGGGCACCGCCGAACCGGTAGTTGTACTTGATCCCGATATACGCCATTACAGGGCCTCCCTCACCTCGTCGACCGGAAGGTTCTCGTCCAGGTCGATGACCTCATGGTCCTTCATCAGACCCGCCATCGCATTCATCTCTTCCGAGGTCATCGAGAGGATCCTCTCCGACCGGCGCTCGATCGAGCCCGAGAGTTTCCGGCCCGTCCGGTTGTACCCGTAGAACCCCGCATGGAAAGCCCGGGGCTGCGCGGGGTACACCGTCACCCCCCGGCCGCTCTCCCGGATCCGGTTGAACAGGCCGTCCTGCTCCGCGTGCCCCGGCGGGATCTGACTGCCGGGGAAGGTGCGGCGGCAGTAACCGACCATGTCGCCGTAGTACACCGGCTTGTTGTGGGCAACCGCGCGGCGGGCCACCTCGGGCCGGAAAGACACTCCGAGCGACTGGTAGGAGGGGTGCCGGTAGGCCGCCGCTGGGGGTTCTCCGGTCAGGTTCTGGTTCCGGCAGGCACTCACCGAGAAAGCATCCGGAGCCGCCGAGTGGGCTGCTTCGTGATACGCGAAGTAACCGAGCGAGACCATGATGTCGTCCTCGACCACGTGAATCAGGTCGGCTTCGATGGACAATGCATCCTTCAGTCCAGACAGGATGTTGTAGGAATTCCCGTGGAACTGGTGATGGTGCATCACGCGCAGAAAAATCTCGGAGAACGAGCTGGAAAAGGATTCGGCCACCTGGCGGCATTCCAGGGTGCCCTTCCGGTCCAGCGTCACCACCACTCGCACGTCATAACCCGCCGCCGCCTTGGCCAGCCGGGTGAGGCAGGCATGCAGCATGTCGGGCCTGCGCCACGCCGGAACCAGAACCGTGTGCTTCACCGCTCCACCAGCCTCAGTGCGATTTCCTTGAACTCGGCATTGCGCTTCAGGAAGCGGGCGCGAACCGCTTTACCGATCTGCTCACGTCGTTCCGGGGTGAGGGCTGCGGCCCGGCGTACCGCCTCGGCAACGAGCGTCGGAGAGGTGTACGTGAGGATCGCCTGGTGGTGGTTGCGCGTGCTGGTCACTCCGACCAGGTAGCCCCACTCCGGCCTGATGTGCTCATTCATCGGTGAGGCGTCGGTCGTCACCACGATGGCGCCCACCGACATGGCCTCGGTGATGTAGTGGCCCCACCCCTCGGCAATGGAGGGGCAGACGTGGATCTGCGCCTCGTTCATCAGGCGATTGCGCTCCTCGTCGGAAGGCGAGAGGACGACGGTGATGCGGTCTTCAAGCCCCGCCGGAATGTGCACCTCATCCTTCGAGATGATCGTCAGGGGCGGCAGGGTCGAGTCCTTCTGCCAGGCGCCGATGACCTGTTCCGTGCCCTTCATCCCTGACCGGCCGCGCAGATGCATGCACTTCAGCTCACGCTTTACGTCTGGATCATGGAGATCTGTTCCCAGAAACCCGGTGAGCTGCACGTTCTTGCCGCCACGATTGCGGCAGAACCGCAGTGCGTAGTTGCTCTTGGCCCAGATCTGATCGAACGCCGCAAGGTATTTCATCCACTCCCGTGGATACCATTCCAGGTTCAGAATGGCGATGTTCTTGTCGGCGAACTGGGCGAGGTTCCGGCTGACCAGTTCGAGATGGAAAGCGACGTCCGTCCGGGGCATCTCCTTCGCCTGCCAGTCATGGAATTCCACTTCGTGCCCAGCCGACTCGAAAAGCTCGGTGAGCAGTGCGGCATCCAGCGACAGACCCACGCCATTGTCCCGGCTGAGCAGCGCAATCTTCAGGCCCACGTGGTTCCCTCTCCCCTGGTCAAGGACCCATCACGCCGTTGTTCATGGCGACGGGCTCCATCGAGAACGGCGGCGGCAGCGTCTGCGGGTGCGCCGCGTCCACGTCACAGAGGACATTCCTCAGCCATGCATTCGAGGACATGAGCGGGTTGCGTACGTGGAAAAGGTAATGGACCAGCTCCGGATCTCCGAGGATCAGATGGCCGAGTTCCGGATCGTTCGGGTCGGGCTCAAGTGCACGTACCAGATCGTTGGCATGCACTGGCGGGCATGTGCGGATCGGCACCTGTACGCGGATCGCGTGGTCGGTACCCATATCGCCCCGCTGGGTGCGGACCCTCGCGCGCCAGTCCTTGTTGTTGGCGATGCGGCCCGGCCCCCGGTACAGCAGGATCAGTTCGGGGAATTTCTCGCCGCCCTGACCGTCGGGAATCGTGAGGCCGCCCGAGATGGGGTCGAAGCCGTACTCACCGCCCTGCGACGGCCTGCGGAAAATCTCCACCGCCGCGTTCATGTGGCCGCGAGGAACCGACCGCTGGTGCAGTTGCCAGCGGGGATCCAGAGCGCTGCGCCTGTTGAGTGAGGCCATGGGGCCTATTCTGCACGCAGACGCCCCGGAAGATCGCACTTCAGCGCGTTGAAGATGCGGCAGGCGAGGGGCGGGGTGCCGCTGGGCACCGGTCCGTTCTCAGGGATGGAGACCTCGGTCTGGTCGTAGGAGATGGTGATCTTTCCGCCTCCCTCGGTGACAGTGATCGGCGGCTCGTATTCCTTCTTTTCCATGGTCCCTGCCCTCTTGGAAGCTGGATCCACGGAAGCTACCCGCCTACGCACCAGTAGGATCCAGGTTCGGGGAATCTTCACCCGAATCCCGGATCCTCCTTGTCAGAGCCAGCGCGCGAAGGTAGGGCCGCCGATTCCGGCAGTCCACCCCTGGGGAAAACCGTGCAGGCTGTAGGGGAAGCCGTCCTGCGGCACCGGCTGGAAGTCCACGATCACCATGATCTCGGAGTCCTCGTCGGCCGCATCCGCCCGGTCTTCGAGCTGCTTCGCTCCGGCGAGCAGGGCACCGGCCAGCTTCGCACCGTCGGTCTGAAGGTCTTCGGTGCGGATGACCTTCTGGATCAGACCTTCGGAAACGGCGAGCGCCCGCAGGGCCGAGGCCGCCGCCCGGTAGATGCGTGCCGAACCCTCACCGATGGCGATCGTGTACAGCCCGCGCAGGTGGGCGTCGCTGAACATGTACTCGGCGATCCCGGAGTCCGAGTAGTCGACCTGCTCGACATCCGGAATGAGCGCCCGGATCTGTCCGATCACGGAGCCGAAGTCGACGGGATACACGTCCTGTGAAGCGGTCGTTCCTACGGCTGCCATCAGCCACCTCCCGGGTCTGTTGTCCCTGATCGTACGGGTCGCGATCCCCACGGTCAGCCCGCTGTCGACAGCCTTCGAAGGTACGAAGGTTCTCCCACGATGTCCCAGTTTGACTGGTGGTCTGCGCGGTCAACTTGACATGCCACCAACAAGAGCAGCCCGAGTTGCAGGGTTTATTACCAATAAGTCCGAATTAATACCCTCAGTGGGTATGACTTGCCTGACCTGCGGTTCTGTTTGGTTCGGGGACCGAATCGAACTTGGAAGCTGGAGGGTAACCCGAATCTGCCAGGGGGTGCGCACCTATGTGTCGATGTATGCGCAGGTCAAATGGTGTGACGGGCGCAGGGCAAGCAGGGGTTTCGATGTCGACATTGAACCCTGGCAACCAGGTGACAGGGAGGGGTATGCAGTGCCCGATTCGTGCTGATTCATGGTGATTAACTTTGGCTGCCAGTCGTCCGGAAAAAAGAGAGTATCGAACCCCTACTTGTGCCCTGACCTGCGGAACCACCCACTCTTTAAGAACAGAAACATCCTCCTCTCTCCTGTCTGTACCTGTAGGCAAGGGCCCGCCATCCGGGCTGGCGCCCGGCTTGGCGGCGGGAGGACGGAGGAGTCGCTTCGCTCCAAAAAGATCTGGGGGCTGAGGCGATGGGCAGGGTGCGGGCCGGAAGGGGGCTGGGCGGCGCTCCAGGGCGCGCGCAGGGGTCGGTGCGGCCCTGCGGCGGTCAGTGGGTGGGTGAGGCCGTCAGGCGGGCTCAGGTGGCCTCGTGGCGGAGGAGGTACGTGAGGTTCACGGAAATCTGATAGAGTTCTCGGTAAAGGAGGAGATCGTGAACCTAGTCGAAGAGCGCCTTTGCGCTGCCCTCGTGAACCGCAATCTGACTCACAACTCGTTCCGGGTGTATGCCGCCCTGGTCTTCTTGCTGGACGGCAAGATCAGTCGTGAGCGAACCACGGCCATCTCCGTACCGTTGCTGAAGGAGTTGGTCCCGGGAGTGCGAGGCAAACCACCAGGGGAAACGGCCTTCCGTGACGCACTGCGCGAGTTGCAGGAGGAGGGCCTGATCGAAGTCATCGGTCCTCAGTGGTCGAAGACCCAACTGCATCTTCGGCTGCTGGATCTACGCGAAGACCCGGGGTCGACTCTGGAGCGAATCAAGCAGGCCCTGCTGAACGTGCCCGGCTGGATTCGTTCTTCTCGCTAACCCTTGCGCTCGACGGTGGAAAAGGGTGTACTGTGGTTCTCGGAAAGGAGAAGCACATGCAGCCGACCGACCGCGTCCTTGCGGCAGCCCTGACCCCGAACCTTCCGCACGGCGCCTTCCGGCTCTACGCGATTCTCGACGCCGCCTCCCGTGAGGCCGACGCCGTGGACGAGTACTTCCCGGTGACGCTGGAGGGCCTGATGCGGCTCCACCCGGGTATCGCCGGGCGCAACGCCGGGGCCACCACGATCATCAAGCAGATCGCCGCACTGCGCGGGGCCGGTCTCCTGGACACCCGGGCTGCCATGCACCGTAACGAACCGAAGATGCCGGTGCTCGTGAAGCTCTTCGCTCCCCACGTCAGCCCCGGAGAGAAGCCCCTTTCGGTCGCATCGGTGGCGAACTCGCAGTAAACGGATACCTGCATATCGAACATTCCTGTTTCACAAGCAAGTTCCGTTCGAACAGTGCGCTATTCTCCATGCGGCCCGGCTCGCCGGGTGGAAGGGAGGAAGCGCATGTGCTCGGACGCAGAAGGTCCACCGGAAGGGATTGATCCCGGACAGTGGGCTCTCGATCAGTACAGAGCATGGAGGGTCGTCACCTTCGGGGACGGCCGTACCCCGCCGGTCAGCTCGATGGATGAGCTGCTGGCGCGGGTGAGGGAAGAGCCGCCCGGCTGACGGGCGGCATCGGAGAGGAGAAGGAACGTGGCGACGAAGAGGCCGACCTACACCTGGAAGTACGTGCCGTTCACGGCGGCGGCGCCGCTCCCGGAGAAGAAGTTCCGCTCGAAGCCGACCTGCTACGCGGGCATCAACGGCGAACGCGAGCTGATCCGTGAGGGCTCCAGCCGGGTGATCCGCGTGACGGTCTACGAGTGGCAGAAGGACACCGGCCGCTGGATGACCTACGAGCGTCTGGACCTGAAGGCCGACATCGACGCGGAGAAGGCCCACCAGGAGAAGCTGGCGAAGGGTGACGAGAAGTGAAGCTCGCCGTCGCGCTGATGTCGCTCACCGAGGGGTCCAACACGGTCTACGTCTCCCGCAGGGCGAGGCGTTTCCACGAGGACCCCGAGTGCCGGGCCCGTGGGGCGGGTCACATGATCTTCGCCTGCCGGTGCGGCGACCCGTACTGCGGATGCGCGGGCGACAAGCCCCCGGCCGCCGAGGCGATCTCGATTGACCAGGCCGCGATCCGTGACCTGGACCCCTGCGCCGTCTGCTACCCGCGCTTCCAGGAGATCGCGGTCCAGCTCGTCGCCGACGACGACTTCGGCCACCGGCCCACCGAGGAGTACGGCGCGAACCGCGCCAACGTGAGCCGGAAGATCTGCGCCCGCTGCATCGACTGGAAGTGGGTCAAGGTCCACAACCAGGACACCGGGTCCGACGAGTTCTACCGCATGGGCCGTCGCGTTTCCTGGCCCTGCACGAGCGCCCAGATCCTGAACATCGCACCCCGCCAAGAGGAGTGGATTTCGTGAGGCAGTACGCGAGGGGCTACCTGGCTTTCTGCGTGAAGGTCGGCAGCCACTTCAAGGAACTCCTGGAGGAGAAGGGCGCCCTGCGGAAGTACAACGCGGAGACCGGCGCCGACCTCGGATACCTGGAGGCGGGCAGCTACGCCAACCAGGAGCTGTTCATCACCACGTACTGCGAGAGCGCCGAGCCGCTGGAACCGCACCCGGTCGACATGGCCGATTTCACCGAGGAGCAGATGGCGGTCTGGCGCGGCCAGATCCAGCGCTTCCTGCGGCAGGCGGAGATCCCGCCGGTCAACGCGATCGGCTTCCGGATCATCGCGGATCTGAGCAACTGATGGCCGTGCTCGACATGGCGGACGTCGAAGCGGCCCGGAGTGACATCCGGGCCGCACGCAAGATCCTGATGCGGCTGTACACCGTCTCCGGCAACAACTCGGGCATGGACTGGCAGCTCGCGGTCGAGAAGGCCGAGGATGACCGGCGCGTGGTCGGGGTGATGAGCGAGCGCGGCGACATGGTCATGGGTGACTGCATGTCGGACCCGAACAACGAGGTGACCGTGGCCGACGCGCAGCTCATCGCGCTCATGGACCCCCGGTTCGCTCGCATGGTGATCGATCTGTTCAATTCGGCGCTGGAGGAAATCGACCGGTACGGCGCCTTCGAACATCTCGTGATCCACGCCAGAAGGATGGCGCAGAAGATCGTGAAACAGTGGGAAGGAGGGGTGAGCAATGAGCAGTGAACCGCTGAAGGTGGGCGACGTGATCCACGGATTCGCCCAGGGCGGCTTCGGCCGTGACCACTACGACTGCGTGAAGATCGAAGCAGCCGGTACGGACTGGATCGTCGCCCGGGATGCCGACGGCGACGTGGCATTCGCCAGCGGGGAGCGCAGCCTGAAGCACCTCATCATGGTCCGCGACACGGATCGGTGCCCCGAGGACGAGTGCCCGGTGGAGAAGAAGGCGACCGGCCTGACGGTTCCGGGCGGATGGTGACGTGAAGATCCACGAAGTGCTGGACGGTGACGGGAAGGAGAACCCGGCGGTCTGCTGCGGCACGCTTCCGCTTCTCCTTCCCTCCGGGGATCTGATCACCGAGCATCCGGAGATCGTCACCTGCGACAACAGGGCGCCGCGCTGCCCCGGCTGCAAGGGTGAGGCGGGCTACATCGGCATGCGCACCGAGCCGCCCGCGTTCGCCACGGACGACGCGGCGGTCATCATGAAGGTCGATCCCTGCGCGCACGAATTCCGGGTCAGGGTCGGCATCCAGGATTCCAAGATCCGACTGGAGAAGAGGGGCACGTGAGCGAGGCGACGGAAGGTCTGGGCGGCGTTCTGCTGGAACTGCTGAAGCGGGTCAGCCCCAAGGCCGCGAAGAAGCTCCCCGAGCAGGATGCCCAGCAGGTGGTCGAGGCTCTGCTGGAGGACGCGGTCGCCCAGCGCTGGATCACGGAGCAGATGGCGCAGGTCGGCATCCGGGCCGCCGAGTACCGAAACGGCACCGCGACGATGGACCTGGAGCCCGCCCGCGAGATGGTCGCGATGTGGGTCGGGGCGTGCCGTGGCCTGATCGGCACTGGGCCGAACTACTCCGAGACGGTTCTCACTGATCGCGTGGACCATCTGGCCAACCGTGGCGACAAGGTGGAGATGGGCGTGAAGGTGGCCGAGTCCACCGACAAGTACATCATCACGGTGCAGCGCGACGCGTTCGGCACGATGACGCCCCACGAGGCACGCATGAAGGCCGAAAGGCGGGCCGAGGAGCTGTCGAGCGAGGTGTGGGGCTGGATCATCGCAGTGAACGACGGCGCCGGGTACGACGCCGACGACCTGATCCAGATCATGGAACGGCTCGGCTTCCCGCCTCCGCCGGACCCGGACGAGGAAAAGGACTGATGGGCGTCCTGGCCCGGCTGATCCTGGGCTGGCGGCACCACAAGACGATCGTCCTGTTCGGCCTGAACTGGCGGTATTGCAGTCATCGGTCTCACCGATGGAACATGCCATGTTGGAAGTGGATGGCTGTAGACGGTTTCTGCGCCAAACACACGCTCCGCTGCTGGGGCGATCACTGAAAACGGAAAGAGAGAAGAACGTGAATGTTCTGCTGAAAGGTGTCGTGGGCTCCACGGCCTACGGCTTGAACCACGAGAATTCCGATGTGGACTACATGGGGGTTTTCGCGGCGCCGACGAGTGAAGTTCTCGGGCTGGACGACGTGAAGGAATCGGTGGTGTCCAAGGACCCTGACACCACCTTCCACGAGGCGAAGAAGTTCGTCACCCTCTGCCTCAACGGAAACCCCTCGGTCTCTGAGCTGCTGTGGCTGGGTCAGTACGAGCAGATGAGCGACCTGGGGGCGATGCTGGTGAACCTGCGTCACTCCTTCCTCTCGAAGGCCCGGGTGCGCGACGCCTACCTTGGGTACGCGACCAGCCAGTTCACCCGGCTGAAAGATCGAGGCGACGGGTCTTTTTCGGCCGACACGCGCAAGCGCACCGAAAAGCACGCCCGCCACCTGGTTCGACTCGTCGAACAGGGCTTCCACCTGTACATCACGGGCGAGCTGGTCGTCGACCTGCGCAGCAACGCGAGCGAGATCAGCCCTGAGCGCGTCTTCGAACTGGGGCAGGCCATTGCCCAGGATCCCGCTCGGGGAGAGAAGTACATGCGGCTGGCCGGGGCCCGGTTCGACCAGGCGAAAAGTCCGCTGCCAGAAAAGCCCAGCCGCAAGGTCGTCGAGAGCTGGCTGATCAAGGTCAGGCGTTCCGACTGGGGGATGAACGGATGATCATCCCTTCACGCACCCGCTGGGAGTTCCGGCTTTCCGACGACGGCTACCGGATGGCCTTCTGGGATCCGGGCAACGAGCCGTGGTTCATGCCCGTGGCCAACATGCAGGGCAGGTTCTACGGCCCGGTCGAGCTGGACACCATGAAGGACCACAACGGCCGGAAGATCGACTGGGTTCGCTTCCTGCCCACGGACCGGGCGGCTCGCGAGGTTCTTCAGGTGGTGGCCGAATGGGCGGAAGGCGAGCCCGCAGACAGTGAGGCTGTCGGCCGTCTGGCTTTCCAGCTCGGCCGCAAGGGCTACCGGATCCCGGAGCCCGGAGAGGAGGACGATGAGTGACGAACGCGTTCGCGCCCTGGAGATCGGTCTGCGTCAGCTCCGCGTGGCCAGCGCCCTGCTGATCGACGAGTACGAGCGGATGCAGCGCACCGGTCAGTTCGAGAATCCGCAGCTCGCCGCTGCGGCGCTGCACGAGGTGGATCGGATGGTCACCTTTCTCGCAGTGGCCGGTCTGGACAAGGTCAGGTACGACGGCAGCCACGTGAACGAGCTGCTGCGCCGTGGCAAGGAGGAAGAATCGTGAGCGAGGACAAGACGGCCGCCGACGAGGACACGATCAGCGTGCCCCTCCCGGAGGCCGAGCAGGAGACCGAGCCCGAGCAGGTGAGTGACGCCGAGCGCCTGGAGAAGCTGGCGGTCGATCTCGGTGACGTGCGTTCCGCGATGGAGTCGGTGGGCCGGGCCCTGGCGGTTCTGTCGACCGAGTTCGAGCGGCTGAGCACGCTCGTGATCGGCGAGGAGGACACCATCATCCACGCCTGCCCGCCCAGCGGTTCCGGGCTGATGCCCTGCTGCGGCCGGAGCCCGATCGACGTACCGCTCACGGAGCGCATCTCCATGGACGGTACGGCCGTTACGTGTGCCGGGGTCCAGAAGGCTCTCCCGCCAAGCTGAAGGAGGTGAGCTGCATGGCCAGTCACCAGACGAACGCGCTCAGGGATTTCTCCGCGTCGCTCGGCTGTGTCGCGGTAAGCGTCCTGTTCGTGGTGGCTGGCCTGTGGCCGCTCTCCCTCATCTCCTTGTACGTCGCGGCACTCCTTCTGTGGAGCGGATGGCGACAGAAGGCGAAGGCGGAACGCCGCGAGGCGGAGATCGAATGGTGGGCCCGAGCGAAGAAGGGGATCGAGCAGGATCCACTGAATCCCTGCTGCCTCCAGTTCGACGACACCGGCCATTTGCACGACGAGACGGTTTGCACTCGGTACCGATATCGGCGACCCAGGCAGATCACGCGCGAAGAGCGCATTGAGATCGATCGGGAGTGGCAGCAGATCATTTCACGTCTGCACGATCCCGAATACGGAGAAGAGGCGTGATGCTGGAAGACCTGAACACGGTGCATGACCTGACGGGGCGGATCGAGAGACTGCGCGCCGGAGAGGACCGCAGCGAACCCGCCGAGGGGGTCCGGCTCAGCCCCGGCCAGTGGTGGCACCGCCTCCTGGAGCTGGAGCCGCAGGATCGCCTGACCCGCCTGGAAGAGCTGCTGAAGTGCGTCGACAAGGGCCTCGCCTGCGAAGCCCACATGCACGAGGAGAACCTGGAAGACCTCCGGCAGCACGCCGTTCTGGTGTCGCACCGGAGCCAGCAGTGGCAGACGGCCCGGCGGCTGCTCAGCATCTACGTTCAGACGCTCCGTAAGGACGCGGAAGGGGAAACCACCAGGGGCCACGTGGCCGACAAGCTGGAGCTGTTCCTGACGTCGGGCGAGGAGAAGGTGGACAGCCGGTGCCGCCGGGTTCTCTGCGGTCACACCTGGACGGAGGCGGGCCGGACCTTCGAATGCGCTGAGCCGGTCGGACCCGACGGCGGTCACTTCGGCGAGCACTACGCGTACGTGCGTGAGGGATCGGCGGCCGATGAAGAGCTGCGGATGCAGTACCTGGAGGAGGAGAACCGTGAGCTTCGTGCCCGTCTGGGTCTCCCGCCGAACCCCGCCAGGACATGAACCCGCGCTGGACCGCCTGACCGAGCTGTGGTGGGCGGTGTTCCGCTGGCCGGAGAGCGAGAGGGAAGCGGCCCGGCGTGACGTCAACCAGCAGCAGCGCGAGAGGGAAGCGCGCGATGGGTGAACACGCCGCACCCCGGACGTACGGAGTGCGCTCCGCATGGATGAAGCTGATGCGCTGCTTGCGGTGGCGTACGGCGAAAGAGCTTTCAGAGAGGTGGGGCGGCTGGCGCCGCCCCTGAGAAGGGAAGACGTGGAGAGCTTTACGGCGCAAGGGCGCTGGAACGAGCAGGGCAAGAAGTGGGTCGTCTCGGTGGACAACCCGCCGCACTTCGGGGCGGCAACCGCAGAGGGGCACAGCAGGACCGAGGCGAAGGACGGAATCACCGACCTGCTCGCCATGCTGCTGGGCCACCGCAACTTCAACGTGCAGGTGTCGTTCGAGGAGGAGCTTCGTGGCTGACGTCAGAGATCCCGAGAGGGATCAGCCCGCACCCAAGCCGGGCAAGCTGCCGGTCCAGGAGATCATGATCCTGGCGATCCAGGAGCGCCGCGCCTACGGCAAGAGGAAGTACGGCCGGATCCTGGAGACCGACAATGGCCGCGACGCCCTGAAGGACGCCTGGGAAGAAGCTCTCGACCTGTTCACGTACCTCACCCAGGCCCGCCTGGAGCGCGGGGATCACATCGAGGGCATGGAGAATCTGGCCGGATCACCTGAGCTGGAGTTCGATCCCGACCAGGGTCTGGCCGATCAGCGCGTCGCTTCCGAGGCGAGGGCCCTGATCCCGGAGAGCTGCGCCCTGTGCAGGCATGAGCCCCACGTTCCGGGCCGCTGCCGGTTCCGGCCGCCTGGCCGACTGGCGTGCACCTGCGGACTGTGAGCATGCCGAAGGCCCGACCTGTAGGAACAAGGCCGGGCCTTCGGTGTCTTCCGGGTCAGGCGGTGAACGGAACCGTCACGGCCTGGCTGCCGCCACGGGTGGCGTTGTCGTCGTCGGTGACCACGAGGGTGTAGTCGCCCGGCGCCGCGTAGGCGTGGGTGACCGGCGTGCCGTCGCCCGGGTTGGCCAGGACGCCGCTGCCGTCACCCGGATCCACGGAGACCGAACCCTCGCCCTTGTTGTCGACGGTGACGGTGACCGTCATGCGCGAGGCGTCGGTGGTGTCCTCGGTGACGGTGAGCGCCAGCGGGTCGGGCTGCGGGTCCTGCTCCGGCACGGCCGGACCGGCGTTGATCTGGACGGTCGCGGTACCGGCGGGCACCACGTCCACGGCCAGGGTCGCCTCCAGCGGCGGCTCGACATCGGTGACGCGCACGGTCAGTACGGTGCTGCCGGGGGCGCCGGAGATGACCCAGCCCTTCTGGTCGTCGCCCGCGTCGAGCTGGACGGTCGCCACGGTCTCGTCGGCCACCGACCACTCCACGGTGGCGTCGGTCGGGTAGCCCGCCGCGTCCCGGGTGTCGATCGCGACGCTGAACTTCTCGCCAGTGTTGATCTGCACGGTTTCTCCCTCTTCGGCAGTGTGCTTCGGCCAGGTCACGTCGGAGTCTTCGCCGACCGCTGGGCCGACTCTGAGGATGAGCCGGGTTACGCCAACGAGCCAGCCGTAGAAGCGGTTCGCCCTCTCCAGCATCACCTGCGTCGCCGCGTCGGTGTACTCACCCGGCTCTGGCAGGGTGGTGGCGAAGGTGCCCGCCGCTTCCCGGAGAGCTGCGATCCTGAGATCCCGCGTCTCGTCGGGTGTTGCCACGGTCACTCCTTGTCTCTCAGGAGGAGCGTACGGCATCTCGGACCAACGGCAGAAAAATGGCCCAGAAAATCCGGAAGCCCCCACCTTGCGGCGGGGGCTCTTCGGAAAGGAGAAGAAACGTGGCCGTGACGGAGTCCTGGGGACTCGCACAAGGACGGTTCCTTCTTGGGCGGGGAGGGTGAGTCCTCGCCACACCCATAAGATACCCGAGGTGGGGGGCTTTACGCCAGTTCCTGCTGGCCTCGTCGTGCAATTGCACGCGAAGAGGGCCCCCCAGTCGCACATGGGGGGCCCTCTTGCTGCCCGGCAGGAACGGGGACCGGGCAGGGGCGGTCGGGATCAATCCCGGGTCACCCGCCGCCCGGCTTCATCGGTTCAGGAACCCGAGGGACCCGAGACCGAACCGCCGCCGATGGAGGCCATGGACAGCGCCGCCTCTTCGCCCGTACCCAGCGAGACCGCCACCGCCGAGGCGTCGATACCGGCAGCGCCGATGATCGAGCGGACCCGGTACTGGATGTCGTCGTGGGAGAACGAGCCCTCGAAGGCGTTGATCTCGCCACCGCCGAGCGCACGGCCCGTGTCGCCCATCACGCGGACCTCGGGGGTCTCGTGACCGCGCAGGAACGCGGTGACGATGGCCGGGCCGCGCTCCGTCTGGCCACCGGCCGGAACCAGGTACCAGGTCGAAGCGGCGTTCGCCGAGGTGTCGATGAGCGGCAGCCACGGGGACTCCACGACCGTGAAGCGGCCCGCGACCGGCGAGGAGACGTTCTGGCGCATCTCCGTGCCGTCGGGAAGCTGGCGCACCCGCAGGTACGTGGTTCCCTGGGCGATCTCCTGCGCCGTGAGCGCGAGAGACGGCGGAACGAGGAGCACGAAGTTCTGCACCCGGACCTGGCGGCCGTTGACCTGCCGCATCCCGATGTAGTTGATCGCGTGCTCCAGCGCGTCGAGCGTCAGCGGCGGGTTGCCCGGCACGTAGTTGCCCGCCGGGGCCTGACCGCCGAAGTCCTCGGTCGTGTTGAAGAAGTCCGCGTTCGGGCCCGTTGCCGTGGCCAGAACACCGGTCGTCAGCACGTCCTCGGTGTCGCGCGCCCACCGTGCCATCTCGGTGGGGAGCTGCTGGAGAACCCGCAGCTCGTCGTTCATGAACGCTTCCCACGAGAAGGGGAAACGCGCACCGTACTTGTTGACGAAGTAGTCCGTGCCCTCGGTCGTGAGGTTGAAGGTCGGGTACTCCGTCAGCTCCGGGATGCGCGGCAGGGCCCGGACGTGGCGCTCGGCGCCGCCGTTGTAGTCGGTCGTCTGCGACTGACCGGCCACGGTGTCCCAGCGGACCATGCGGGCCGGACGGAAGTCCGGAACCGTGGTGCGCACCGAGAAGGTCGGCCACTGCTGCGGAAGATCCGCATACTGGCCGAGCATGCTCGCCTGCGAGATCGACTGGAACAGCAGCGGGAAGTCGCCACTGGAGACGGCCTCGCGCAGGCGGCCCATTGCGACCGGGGAGCCGAACTCCGCCTCACGCTTGAGGCGCAGGAACTCGACGGCCTTGTTGAGCTTCAGCAGGCGGGAGTCCGCCGACTCGCGGATGGCGACCCGACGCTTGTTGTGGGCCTCGGCGATGCGCTCGAACTCGGGGTTCGTGGTCGCCTTGATTCCGTCGAGGAAGGTGATCGCGCTCATGTCTCAGATTCCTCCTCTCAGGAACCGGTGGCCAGCTTGTCGGCCACTGCGTTGGCGTCGCCCGGCGTGGGCTGGACGACTCGGACGATCGGAACTCCGGCCGTGGTCTGGCCGACGATGACGCCGAACCACCCGTCGGCCTCGGAGTTCGCAACCAGCGTGGCGCGCGTCGAACCGGCGGCGACGTTGATGCCGACCGGCGTACCCGAACCCATCTCCTCCGCATCCCAGCCGGTGACCGGGAAGGCGAAGGCACCGGTGAGGGCGATGGACGCCCAGCCCGGCTCCAGCGAGTTCGCGGTGTTGCGCGCGATGGAGACCGTGGTCATGCCGGTCGTGTAGGAAACCGGCTTGCCGCCGACCTCCTGCGCGAAGCCGACGATCGAACCGATCTTGACCGGGTCCCCGTTGATCGTGGGGTCGTCGTTGACCGCCGGGTCACTTCCCCGGAGCGGCAGCGGAAGGGAGATCCAGTCCGCGTACTTGAAGATCTCGTTCGTGGCCATCAGTAGGCACCCCCGCCCAGCAGGCTTCGGATCTCGGCGAGATCGCTGTCGCCCGCAGAGGAGAAGGTCGTCGAGGACTCGGTCAGACCGAGACCCGACGGCTCGCGGCCCTCGTTGAGTGCGCCGCGCTCGGTCTCCCGGCGGAGCTGCTTCAGGTACTCGCGCTCGTGGGTGATCGACTCGTGCAGGTCCTGGTCCGGACGGTAGGACTGCGCGATGCGGATCATGGAGGGAAGCGGCAGCTTCGCCTCCAGGAGTTCGGTGAGAACGTCACCGGTCGTCTTGCTCTCCTTGAGCGCCTTGTCGGCGGTCTCGGCGCGGTCACGCAGGAACGTGATCGCTTCCTGGAGCTTGGCGTTCTCGGCTGCCTGCTTCTCGGACTGGCGGCGCGACTCCTGGATCTGCGAAGCCATGCGCGCCACGTCGACGGAAAGCTGCTCGACGCGGTCGGAGAGAGTGTCCTTGAGGGCTGCCACCTCGCTGAGGAGGGCGCCCGTTCCGATGGTGGACGGAATCGCGGTTGCGGCCTGAGTGGCGGCACTCGCGGTCTGCTCGGCCGGAGGGGACTCCGGCGTGGCCGACTCGGTCATGGTGACGAGCCTTCCTCCCGCTCCAGCGCGGGTGACGAGGTCAACAGAGAGACCTTGCTGAATGCTGCGCACAATACGCTGCCCAGCGGTCTCCTCGATCTGGCCTGCTGCACGGATCGAGAGACCGATCACGCTGTGCAGCTCCTTGGCGATCGGCTTGGCCTTCTCCGTGAACTGGATTCGGGAGAAGAGCCCGCGCCCCTCCGGTGTCTCTTCGAAGGTTGCGTCGTCGAGAAGGTACCCGGCGATTTTCAGGACGCTGCGTTCGGGCAGGTCCATCTCTTCCGACTCGGAAGGATGGTCGAAGTAGATGTGAGTCCCGGCAGGAAAGGCGCGAGCGCCATCCCGCTTGAGTACTTCGGCGGGGTAGTACCCGCTGGAGCCCTGCACGTCGGCAGCGATGAGGAGTGCTCGCCAGATGCCCTTCTCCGGCGACTGGGCGTCCTCGGAGAGGATCGCGGTTTCCCGCAGTGTTTCCGTGGACATGAGCCCCCTCACTGATCATCGACGAGCACAGCGTAATAGCATCCGAGGCCAAAAGTCTCGGCAGGATGCTATGAAGTTGATTCGTCTCGCAGTTCGTGGTCCGCGTAGGACATCGGTTCCGGCTGCTTCGGTGCGTCAGTTGAACGCGAATTTCCTGCCTTCAGCGGGGATGGGGCACCGGGTCCACCGGTTCCTTCGGTGCCACTTCCTTCTGAATTACCGGGGGTTTCTGAGGAATTAGGCTCCTCCGTCTTCGGAGGTTCACCCTGTCCACTTCCGCCCGCAACATAGGGAAGATCCTCGACATCGGGCGCCTCGCGGTCGAAGTCCTGCCACTTGTCACCCCATGCGTCGACCACCATGGCCCGTGCCTCATCGGCGGAGAACAGTCCGAGCCGGATCGCCATGTCGAGCGCCTGGAGCCTGCGGTGCACCGGCTCCTCGGAGATCTCCGGCCAGCGCAGGCGGACCTTCAGACCCAGCGTCTTGAAGATCTCCTTGAACATCTCGTCCATGACCTTCTGCCGGGCCTGCATCACGAGAATCGTGGAAGTGTCCAGCGAGGTGGCAGCCGCGTTGTTCGCGATCGAGGGATCCTCCAGCAGGGCCGGAAGTGGAACGTCGAGAGCTGCGGCGATCATGGCGGCGAGCGGGCGACCGGCGTCGAAGTCCACCTTCGTGTTGCCGCCGACGGCCGACAGATCCTGCCCGGCGCCCAGAACGGCCGAGGCTCCCACGTTCAGCGGCTGGCCGGTGGAAGGGTCGGTGCGCGGGGCCTGCGCCATCGCGGCGGCCGTACGGCGTACGGACCGAGAGCGGTCCGACGTGACCTTCCAGGCGAACCGTGCGTACGCCTTGGTCAGGGTGGCGCAGTTCTCCAGGTACTCCTTGTACGCCTTCGTCCACCAGACGGCAGGCAGCACGTCGGGGATTCCCCAGCGCCAGCCGGTGAGCCGGTTGAAGGGAACATGGACGAGCACCTTCGTGTGGTCGACCTTGTCGCCTGCGATCTGCGCGGCACCCCGGTTGCGGCCGAGCGCCCGGATGCCAGCGGGTGTCGGGTACCAGACGTCCCGGAAGGAGAACCCGGCCCGGGTGGACCCGCCCGACACGCTGTCCCGGTCGGCCTTCATCCAGGTGCGCCCGCGCGCCGCCGCCTTCGGTGACGTGATCGGGTTCAGCTCGATGTTCGCCTCGAAGTCCAGCTCCAGATCCCAGTCGTTCCAGGTGCGCCGGATGTACAGCAGGCGTTCCCGGTTGCCGCGCTGGCTGACGCCTTCCGTGATCTCCTCGAACGGCACACGCAGGACTTCCTTGGTCCGGCGGTCCACCAGGAAGAAGAGATTCCCGTCGGTGCCGGAGGTCCGCTCCAGTTCGAGCTGGGCGAGTGTCCCGGTCAGCACCTCGTTGATTCCCTCGGGAAGCTCGGGCTCCAGGTTCACCGTCCTCGGACGGCCGGGTCCCTGGATGAACTCCTTCGGTACCACAGAGACCCCGGACCCCCACACGTAACCGGTGCGCACCCTCAGCCCCCGGCCGACGAGCGGATTCACGGTCGCCACGGCCCGGCACAGCTCGCTCGCGTGATGCAGGGCGTCGAGTGTGAAGGAGTTCGCGCTGTCGGAGAGGCCCATCAGCGGGCGCCACCCGATGTCCTCGATGGCGAGCTGGGCCCGGCCGAATTCACCGGCTTCCCGCATCTCGTCAGAGACCAGACCCATCAGCTCCTCGTTGCGCGCTTCGAGGTTGCTCACGAAGGTCGTGATTTCCGTGTGAGACATCTCTTCGAGGGGCTTGGGCATCTGCATGCGATCACCTTAACTGCTCGATTGACCTGGCGACCTGCGTCTGGCGGAGGGGTTTCCCGGGGATTGGCGAACCTTTTCCACGAGGGAGATTGCATTGTCGCAGGAGTCCGCCAGCTTCTTCAGTGCGCTCGTTCTGATCGGTGAATCAGGGGCGGTCATAAGGAGGTTCGCCAGTTCGGCATACTTTCGGCCGACCGGTCCGGCGTGCTGAGATCTGGTGAGGATCCTCCGGCGAGCCGCTTCGGCGTGGTCGTACATCACACGGATCCGTTGCCGGGTACCGGATCCTCCGGTGCGATCCGCATGAAGAACGGCAGCACGTAGAAGTGCCCGGGGTAGGAGACCTGCATGATCTGGCGGTTGTAGAGATCGATGAACTGCTGCTGCTGGGCTCCGGACAGATGCTGGTAGTAGAACTTCGCCTGAATCTGCGCGGAGCCGTCGGACTCCGAGCGCGGCGGGTGCAGGTACGCCTTGTAGTTCTTGTCGGTCGGTCCGACCGACCATCCCTCGGCGACCAGCTTCAGGAACTTGCCCGGGTGCAGTGATCCGCAGAACGAGCAGTACGGCACCGCCTCTCCGGCGCGGCGCGGCTCCTCGCGCCACTCGTCCTGGCCCTCTGATCTGTCCCAGGGACCCATCTCCCGCATCCGGCGCGGGCAGGTCTGGATGTCCACTTGTCCTCCTTGAGTTCCATGCACATGGTGCTCCTGGAACTACAGCTCACTTTGAGGATTCCGTCAGTAGGGTGAGATCATTTCCTCCTCCCAGTAGTCGTTGTCCTCGATGAGGGAGCTGGCCATCGTCTCGGCCGTCTCGGTCAGAACATCACCCTGGCGAAGACCCTCGGCCACCGGGGCGACCGCGTACGCGATGGCGTCGGCGTAGTCGGGGGACTTGCCGTACTCCTTGCGCATCTCCTCCTTGGAGGCGATGAGCAGGCGGCCGTTCTTGATCGAGTAGAAGACCATCTTCAGGTCGTCGGCGATCAGCTCGTCAGGGTCGATGAACTTCGCCGAGCCGTTGCGCATCTTCTGGCGAAGCTGCTCGAACCAGTAGGCACGGGCGTTGTAGAAGCCGTAGACCGAACCACCGACATCCGCCGGAGGGGCCGCCGATCCGTGCATCTCGTAGACGGTGAACCACGGATCCGGCAGCAGCGTCGCACGGGCGTTCAGGGTGTCGACGACACCGGCACCGAGACCAACGGCGTCGACCCGGATCTCCACCCAGGGCGCCTTGCGCTCCTCCTTCAGGCGTTCGGCGATCTGGAGTACCTTGTGGGCCGAGGACACCGTGTCGGTCCCTGACCAGGATTCCTCGATCTGCGCGGTCACGCCGGAGTACGAAGCGACCACCGTCTTGTCAGCACCGAAGCGCGCGACGTCGACACCCAGGCGCAGCACCGAGTACAGCGAAGGCTTCGGAGTCTCGTCGATCGCGTCGGCCACCAGCGACGGGGCGAACAGCGACGACATGCTCTGCTCGGGGAATTTGGCCAGCACCTTCGCGATGTAGCGCGGGTCCTTCTCGCCCCAGTCGTCGAGGCGTTCCTGCACCCAGTCACGTGAGACGAGGACTTCGTTCAGGAGCTTGGGCACCGGCTCGCCCGTGAAGTTCGGAGTGCTCGACGCGGGGATCGAGATCCGATTCCACAGGTGCGCGGTCTTCGACTCCATGAAGTTCTTGCCGAAGTCCGTGTTCCGGTCGTCGGGGTTCCCGATGGCCAGGATGCGGCAGCCGACGTTCGTGGTGATGGCCTCGACGCCGGTCCAGATCTCCTCGGGAATGCCGCACGCCTCATCCAGGAGGGCCAGTACGTACCGGCGGTGAATACCGTGGAAGGAGTGGCGGTCGCCCTTGGCGGGCTTTCGGCCGAAGCCGACGATCTGCCCGTCGCCCAGCTTCCACTCATCCGCCTGCGTCACGCGGCCCGGCATCGGATACTCGCCACGCAAGGCGTTCGAGTGGTGCTTGCGGATCTCCTCCCAGAGGATCTTGTTGACCTGCGCGTAGGTCGGTGCGGTCGAGACGACGATCGCCTGGCCCGGGGGCTTCGTCGAGACCCACCAGCAGGCCAGCACCGAAGCGATCATCGAGTTGTGGGTGGGAATCCCGCGCTCGCCGCAGAGGTACAGGTGGTCGGGCGAGTCGACCTGGATGCACTGCACGTCCCGCTCACCCACCGGCTTCACGGAGGTGATGCGCCAGCCGTCATCACCCCAGGACCCTTGCGTCAGCAGCAGATGCGACAGGGCGATGGCCCGCTGGTTGGCATCCGGAAGAAGGGTCGGAGCGTGAGATCCCATCAGGGCCAGGTGCCGCATCGTGATGCCGTACTGCCGCTCGCGCCGGTAGATCGTCTGAACGCCCGCCTCGCGCATCCGGTCCCTGACCGAGAAGATCTCCTCCGGCTCACCCTGGCGCGTCTTCCAGAGCAGCGCGGTGCGCCCGTGGGGATCGAGTCCGCCGCGCTCGGCCAGCAGTGCCTGCATCGCTTCGTCGGCCGTCCACGCGAGTCCGCGCGGAATGATCTCCGGTGCCCGCCCGGGAACGACGACCGTGCCGGGCCGCAGCTTGGCGATCTGCTTGGTGGTCAGGGTCTTCGCCTTGTGCATCCACAACCCGGTCTCCACCGGTACGCCCGCCCGGTCGGACTTGAGCTGGATGTCGGCCAGGCCCTGAAGGTCGAGCACTGGCCACAGGTGATCGGCCGAGGCGATGATCTCCTCGCAGGCGCCGCCCCTCTCCAGACGGACGACGTAACTCTCGGCCTTGTGCTCGCCCGTGACGGCCACCACCTCGACCGGCGAGCCATCGGAGCCCAGCACCTTCATGCCCTCGGTGATCTCACCCATCCTCACCGGGCCCGACGGGGTGTGAACCAGTTCGTCCAGCCCGAGCGCCTTGCCGGTGCCGTGACAGGAGGCGACGACCGTGCGCTTGTTCCGGATGAGAGAGGAGCAGATTTCCTGCTGCTTGCTCCACAGGTGGACGCCGAGAACGTCCCTGGCCCACCCCACCGGATCGTTGACCCATCCGGCCTGCCGCGCCTGATTGCGGAAGTATGCCTCCGCCTCGGCGGCGATCCGCTCTTCGTGTGAGGACATGCCGTTCCTTTCTGCTGCGACGCGTACAGCATTCCTCACCGGGGAACATTTTCGGTAACCTTGTGATGCCCCACCCGCGCAGCACTGGGCAGCGCGGACTCCACTTCCTGGGGCTGAGACTCACGGGGACCCGGCCAACTGGCCGGGTCCCCTTCCTCATGGGGAGGCAAGGATGGCTTCTGAACTGGGACGTGTGGCCTATGAGGCATACGGAGAAAGCGTCGGCTGGACCACGTTCTCGGGCACTCGGATGCCCACATGGGAAGAGCAGAATGAACGGCTGAAGCAGGCATGGAACTCGGCCGCCGCAGCCGTGGAAGCGCGAGTGCGCGAAGAGTAGCGAGTTCCCTGAACTTCCCGCCCCCAATCGGACTTTCCTTTTGCGGCACTCTGTGTCATCCTCAAAAACATGAGGAATATGTACCCGAAACCATGTGGCGTCTGCCAGGGACGGGTGCCAGCCGGAGAGGGCAACGTCCAGGGGTCGCACGCATCCGGCTGGACCGTCACGCATGACGTCTGCCCGCGCGAATCGGTCCGTCACGGCCACGCCCAGGCGTACGCGCGCCGGGTGATGGGCGTGCTGCGCCGCAAGGAGTCCACCGCCAACGACATCTCCGAGGCCCTGGCCGGTCTCGCCGCCCTCATGCGCACGGGATGGACCAGCCGTGAGGGGTGCGAGAAGGTCATCCTCCGGGCCCCGGCGTTCAGTGATCTGGATCGCCTGGAAGTCGAGGAGATCCTGAACCGGTCCCTCTCCGAGGAAGGAACGCGCTGCTAGTCACGCAGCCCAAGAGCATCGAGAAGTTCAGAGAGGGCGGCCTTCTGGTCGCCCTCTTCTGCTTCTCCGCGCAGTGCGTACGACGCCATGTTCAGCATCGCTCGACGACGGCAGGGCTGGCACTGCCCGCAGGGTACGGCACCGCAGGTTCGGGGAATGGTGATCGTGCTGACCGGGGCGATATCCATGGTTTCTCTCTTTCGTGGAACTTGAATTTGGCCTAGGTCATGTGGTCTGATGGATACAGCACGTCCCCACTTCGGAGAGGAACCCCGAACACATGAACAAGACGAGCATCGCGGCCGGTGCCGCCGCCATCGCGCTGACCGGATCCCTCGCCCTCGCGGGCACCGCCTCTGCCGACTCCTGCAAGCCCGGCCAGGTGCAGACCGCCTACGGCTGCGGCGACGTGACCGGCGAGATCAAGGGCGAGCAGGGCAAGTCCACCGGCATCACCTCCTTCGTCACCCCGGCCGTCGGCGTGGACTTCCGCGACGAGAACGGCAACAAGACGGGCTCCGGCTTCTACCCGGCGAACGGCTTCGAGTACCTGGGCAAGAAGAAGCACGGCAAGAACGGCGACGGCACGCTCATCCTGGTGCGCCAGATGACCAAGTCCCAGGACGGCGCCAGCATCACCCAGTCCGGCTACGGCAACCTCTACAAGGGCTGGATCCCGGTGAAGTACACCCAGCTCCCGTCCATGTTCGACTGACCCGTGCAGGTCTCCTGGAGCAAGGCGGCGGCGTTCGACGCATCCGAGTCCGTGGACTGGAAGCAAGCCGAATCGGAAGCGCTGACGATGTTCGCCGACGACTCGGTTCTGGGAATGGCACGACGGTCCTCCCTCAACCTCCTGTCGCTGGAACTTCCCTGCGGCCTGGAGGTGGACTTCGAAGTCGTCGAAGGGGAGGACCGCGTCCATATTCAGTGGGCGGGCCGAGCCTAGCTTTTCAGCGACGGTCGCTTCACCCATGGCTTCACGGCCGTGCATGACGGCGCCTGGACGGTGCGCCACCAGGGGGCATGGTGCCTCCCGCAGATGCACCGCCAGCGCGTCATCGTCCACATCACAGCTCCTTCGAAGTGGCCCCGCTCACGAGCGGGGCCACCGGCTTTTCCGGCCAGTGCCAGGTGCCCGGAGTCGCTTCGCCATTCAGGGCCAGACCTTCGACGTCGAAGGCGACATCCTTGGCGAACTGGAAGCCTTCGGGGTTCATGACGGTGAGGTGCACGATCCCGGCCGACAGGTCGACGACCTCGGTGATGGTGGCCGCCCGGCACTTCGACGGGTACTGCTGCACTCCGTCCTGCGGCGCCGAGCCCAGCGACGTGTAGTGCACGGCGCGGCCGACGGAGGCGATGTCCTTGCTCATGAGATCTCCTGGACGAGGATGTCGCGGGTGTCCCACGGGGTATGCCGCTTGCGCAGCTTGAAGTTCGCGCCGTCCTCGCGCAGGAAGGGGATCAGCACCCGGCCCTTGCGGACCTCGCGATGATCGGTGTTCATGTCGTCGCCCATGATCAGGCCAGGGTGCTCGATCAGGTCGAGCGCCAGCAGGTACTCCCGCATGGTGGCCGCGCCGTCGTTGTCGGCATCCAGGTAGATCACGTCGAACTTCTCGCCGTCGATCTTCAGCTCTTCCATGGTGGCCACGGAGTCCCCGGCGTAGAAGTCGCAGAAATCCCCCAGCCCTTCGGAGTCCACGGCACGCCGTGCCTCATGCGGCTCCAGGTCGATGCCGACGTACTCGCTCCCTGGATGCTCCTTCAGGAGGCGGGCGAAGGCGAGAGTCGAATGCCCGTCACCCTTCAGGTGGTCGTCGTCGAGATTCCGCAGAACGCCGACCTCCAGAACGCGTAGGGTTTTCTTGCCCGTACGCTCCATGAAAGCGGGCAGCTCTTCATAGATGATTTCACCGATGGTCGTCACCAGAAGAGGATACAGCTCAGCCCCGGAGAGGAGAGAGGCATGGTCAGCGAAACACCCGAACGCGTACACAAGAGCTGCCCGACCTGCACCTGTGAAGAGGTGCGCGAGCGGACCATCGTGTACCCGCCGAACCTGATCCTCTACGGCGCCTGCGGGGGTGCTGACGGCTGCGGAAAGGTGAAGTGGCAGTCGGAGACGTGGACGCGGCGCAACGGGTCCTGGACGCCCACCAGGAAGACGCACTGCGACTGCTGCCGGGAAGGATGCCACGGCCACACGAGGGAGAAGCGATGAACAAGCGGTACCGGAAGGCGATGCGCCTGAAGTCCCGGCACTACCGGCAGGGACACAACCAGTTCTGCAAGTGCTGGGAACTCTGGCAGAACTTCGGCCTGGCGCTGAAGCGTCGACTGGAATCCGGCGAGCCCCTGCCGCGCCGCCGGGTCAGGATGAGGACTTCGGAGCCAGCTTCGCCACGTACTGGTGCGAGCACCCCAGCATCGCCGCCACATCCCTGACGGTCATCCGCTTCGTGAGGGCGCGGGCCGCAGCACCCATGGCTGCGTCGTAGTGGAACTTGGCATCCCTCAGAGCGGCTTGCCTGTGGTGCACCTCGTCGACCAGCTCCTGAAGTTCGGCGTCTTCCAGCTTGAGGTCGACGACTACCGAACCCGGTGGCGCACTCAGTGCCATCTCGGCGGCTCGCTGAAGAAGCTCTTGCGCCTGCTTCCAGGTCTTCCCCATCGAGAGTGCCTGCTTGCCGTCAGGCAGGCCCTGCGTGCTGGTCAGCCAGGAGTCTTCCCCGCGTGTCGCGAGTCCGTTGACTATCTGCTTCATGCATTCTAGTCAACCGCATGCGACACAGTCTGTCCATTCGGCTCGCGGATGCAGTCGCCGCCGCAGGGGCACGAAGAGATTTTCTCTGCGCAGCACCGGCAGAAGTACCAGAACGACTCGGGGCAGTCGTCGAAGAGGCCGACCAGCCCCTCCCAGAAGAACGTGATCGAGCAGGTCTCGCACTCCATCATGTCGCTCGGGCAGGACACCCCCTTCCGGCGCGGCAGCCAGGCGTTGCTCAGCGAAGGGCAGTCCTGGTCATGTGTCTGGATCAGGTCCCGCTGGCCGGTGAAGCAGCCACCTCCGTCAGGGTTCTGAGTCCAGCGCTCCACGTACGGATCGAGGGGCATCAGTCGAACTCCTCCATCACGGGCTCCAGCTCTACCGGCCCGGTGCTGCCGCCACCCACCTTGACGATCGCGGCCGAGTTGCGGGCAATGGCGTCGGCGGCCATGGCGGGAAAGACTTCGCCCCACATCTGCTCGACCGCCTCCCTCGACTCCTCGGGCAGTATGTCGACGACCTTCTCCAGCATGCCGACCCGGATGGCGTCGATGGCCGTGGTGACGAGCTGGGTCTGCGCCTGGGTGAGGCGGATCTGCTCGTCGCGCAGGCGGTCCTTCTTCAGGTCCATCAGCTCGGTGATCTCACGGACCGTCTCGATGAGGTTCTTCGCGTTGCGGCCCTGGGTCAGGAGGTCGCCGTCCATCACCTGCTGCCACAAGGCGCCCAGGATCCGTTCCAGGCGGGCGAGCTGAAGCATGCGCATCTGCACGATGGACATCGACGTCGCCTGGTCTTCCAGGTACGTGTTCATCCGCTCGTGGACGGCCTCGATTTCCATCCCGGTACGGGCGGCGATCTGCGCAAGCGTCATGCCCTGCGCGGCGTAGTCCACCATCACCTGGGCGAGCGAGTCGTGTGCCATACCCTCATCTCCTGAACGTCTGATAAACGCGCAGGCCAGCGCGTCATTCCTCGGTGTCGACGGGTCCGATGATCTGGATGCCGCCCTGGTACTGAGGATGCCTTGCCTGGCTCTGGATCTTCTCGAACCAGATGCGGACCGCCTCGCGTTCCATGTCCATCACGACGATGATCTCTCGGGTTTCTGCCATGAATCCAGACCATCACGGCCCTCGCCGGATTCAGGAGAAACGGGCCTGCGCCACGCACGGAAGTTCTTCAAATACACCCATCCGTACGCACCGGCCGAGACGAGGAAACCGTACTGTCTCGTACTGATGGCGTACGCGAGCCAGAGCCCCTGCGCACCAAGTCCGACGGCCCAGCCCCAGGGGCTCTTCCTGCCAGCCAGCCACAGGCCGAAGACGCCCACGGCCGTCAGCACCCAGCTCCACCACTGCAACGCAACACCCCGATCTGTTGCCGCGCCGTTCCACGCGCCAACGGAAGTTGTTCGGTCCGGCTCCGGGAAACCGAACCGGTCAGATCGAGATGCCGACCTCGGTCCACGCCTCGCGCACCGCAGGGTTCAGGCCGCCCGAGTGCGTCCAGGTGGCCAGCGCGAGCTGCTTGAAGGTCGAGCGCGGCCCGAGGTCTTCCATCGCCCGACGCCACATCGCCAGCGGCCGTCCCCAGCTCGGCTCCCCGGTCTTCTCGCAGAGCAGGGCGAAGGCCCGGTTCGGGATGCCCGAGTTGATGTGGACGCCGCCGTTGTCGGCCCGGATCTTCTTGTACTGGTCCATGTGGCCAGGCTGCGGATCCCGGCCGAGGACGTCGTTGTCGTACGCGGTGCCCGGGTGCAGCATGTGCCGGACCGCCGAGGCGCCGTCGACCAGGATCTCCTCCCCGATCCGCCAGTCGTGCTGGTCCTGCTTGACCCACTGCTGGACGCAGGCGCCGAAGACGTCGGCCAGATGCTCGTTCAGGGCGCCGGACTCACCGGAGTAAATGAGCCCCGGGCCGAGCGAGACGAGCGCGTGGCCGAACTCGTGGGCCATGATGTCGAGCGCCTTGGTGAAGTCGCCGAACACGGCCCCGTCGCCTTCGCCGAAGACGAGGTAGTTGCCGTTGAAGAAGGCGTTCGCGTAGTCGCGGCCGTAGTGCACGACTCCGTCGGGAAACTCGTCGGTCCCCAGGAGCTGGCTGATCAGGTAGGCGTTGCCCTTGACGCGTTCGGCCGCCTCGTCGTTGCCGCCCTGGACGAGCGCGCCGGGGATGGCCACCTTGTTCGACGCGGTGTAGACGCGGATCGGACCGGAGGGGGCGACGGCGCTCTGCCGTTCTGCCCGGAGAGTGGTGTCGACCTTGATCCCGGCATTGAAAGACTTGTCGGTCTCGGCGACTTTCTTCGACATGTGCGGAGGGATGAAAGTGCAGATCATGACGGCAGTCTACGCACCCCCTCTCACCGGTAGAATCCATCCGTGGAAAGGAGTACTTCGTGGCTCTGGAGAAGTCGTTCCGGGTGAGCACCCGCCATTCCGGCAGCCGCCGGTTCGTGCGGGTCTCCCTCTACTCGGATGCCGGTTCGATGCGCGCGGCGGCCCTGCGGCACAGCCAGCGCGAGGGGTACATCCGCGACGACGAGTACAGCGGTGCGCATGGCGTCACCCACACCTTCGACGTCCTGCACATCGGCGCCGACGGCAGTGAGAAACGCAGCCCCACGGCAGCCCACATCCGCATGTACGACGGGGCGCTCGGCACCAGCGTGGTCACTCACGAGGTGGTGCACGCGGCCATGAGCATCTACAACCAGGACTGCCTGAAGGACGGCACGGCCCACGAGGACATGAACCGTGAGGAGATCCTGGCGTATCTCGTCGGCGACCTGGCGGCCCGCATCGTGAACAAGATCTACGAGTTCGGCTACTACGGGAAGGACGACGATGCCTGACGTGAACGGCGAGGACGAGCGGATGCTCCAGGCGGGCATGAAGACCAGGCCCACCCCCGAGGACAAGGCGGATTTCTTCCTGGAGGAGCAGCTTCGCGAAGCCCGCAGGCAGCAACGTGAACTGAACCAAAAGTACCCCTACATGGACGGTGGCAAGACGGTCCTGGGACCTGGGGTCTTTACCGACGGTGCGGTGATTTCCTGGAAGGGTGAGAACTACGTCCCGCAGTCCCACCTGAAGGCGTATCGGGACGTACGTGCGGTCGCCGCAATCCACTGTTCGGCCCTGATGGAGCTTCTGCACGACGAAGGGATCCGTCTCCCCGAGAACGCCCTACGGGTCTATCAGCTCCTCTACGACGAACTGACGCTGACGATGCCTGCCTTGGCTAAGGCGCATCCCGCCGTGCTGCCCCGACTTCCGGAGGGAATGGAATGATCCTGCTCGACGGCTACTGCCCCACCTGCGGAAACCAGACCCTCTACGCGGAGGAGATGCGGGTGGTTAACCGCATCATCTGCATGGGCGACGACTGCCCGGATCCGCACTCGGTGCACCGGATCCTCCAGGACGCGCAGACCGACCACATCGTGCACTTCTCCGGCTCCGGGTTCACCATCCGGCACCCGCTGCGCGAGCGCATCGACGACGCCCTGATGGACTGCGAGCTGCACCTGGCCCTGATGGGCATGCCCGGCCCGCCGGAGGGCAGGCCCGGCCGGTTCCGGATGTTCATGAAGGACGGCCGCTGGGGCATGGAGCGACTGGAAGAAACGGAACAGGCGGATACCGCATGACGAGACAGAAGAAGACCCCCGAACAGAAGCTGGCCCGGCTGATCCAGGCGGGCACTTCCAAGCAGTACAGCGTCTGCCTCGCCGAGGCCAAGGTGATCCTCGCCGGTCGGGAAGAGGGTGCCGACGTTCTCGACATGAACTGCGGGGACCGCCTCACGGACTGGGTCTGCTCACTCCCTCCAGGTCCGCACCCCGGGTGGCGACACCTGGAGACCCTGACGGGCATCTGGTGGTCTCAGTCGAGGGCCTTCCCCTACTCGAACGCCGTCAAGGAAGAACCCGCCCCGAAGACCTTCCGGGGTCCGTCGGCCGATCTCGTGATCCTCGACGAAGCGGTGAAGCGATGATGCCTGGGCAGTCACAGGACATGAAGCTCTTCGATTCCGGGCTGCTCTCGGCCGCTCTGGATGACGCCGCCTTTCCCCTCCTGGACGAACTCATGGAGTACTTCGTTCCCGAGGGGCCCTTCCTGACCTTCGGAGCGCCCGGGGCGGCCCGTGCCCTCAGCCTCTACGGCCGGACCGTCCTGGCCGACCGTGACCCTTTCGCCGACCCCTTCAACGGCGCTCGCGAAGAGGGCATCGAGGTGCGTGTGGCTGGACCCGAGGATCCGATGGTCTTCCCGCCGCGCCGGTTCGGCCTCGTGCATGCCCGCTGGCTTCCCTCGTTCGCGGGAAGCGTCCTGTCGAACATGACGAGGTGGCTGAAGCCCGGCGGAGTGCTGCTGATCGAGGCACCCGACGACTACCCGGCCCGCAACCTGCCGCGCGGCCCGTACCAGGCCGTCTCCCAGGCGCTCGCCGACCGGCTGAACCTGGCGTCCACGGCCCCGCTGCCCGGCCTGCTGGTGAGACACGGCCTCACCCACATCGGAGTACGCCACCAGCTCCCGCTGACCTCCGCCTTCCATGTGCTGTTCCAGCATCTGGTGGAGCGGGGCGCCCCGTGGCCGGAGGTGGAGGACGCGGACCTGCGCGACTGGCCGCACGACCCGGTGGCCCAGACCCCGGCACTCACGAATGTGATGGCGTGGGGGCTGAAAACCCAGGAGTAATCTGCGGAAATACGCAGCAAGGTGCGAAGATGTATCCTCACGCCGCTGAACGGACAGATCCGGCAGGAAGAGCCGGGCGGAGAAGGAGAAAGACGTGCAGAGTGTGCAGCCCCGGGTGTACCTCATCAGTGCCCCGGCACTGGACTACGACGAGATCGAGGAGTACCTGAACGAGGTCGGCGGCGGAAGCTGGCTCAGGCGGATCGACGAGGACGACGACGCCCAGAACCTCGTCGAGTTCGCGGGCCGGTTCTGCTACCGGAGCTGGGAACCCGGGCTGAACCCGAACGTGACGCGCATCCGTGAGGATCAGGGCAAGTACCTGGAGAACATCCTCAGCTCCCGGCACGGCTCGGTCCTGGAGCACGCCCAGTTCACCTTCGCCCTGCACAACGTGAGCCGCGTCTTCACACACGAGCAGGTCCGCCACCGGGTCGGCACGGCGATCTCCCAGGAGTCGCTGCGGTTCGTGCGTCTGACCGATCTGCCGTTCTGGTTCCCGGACTGGACGGACGAGGACGAAGAGCTGAAGAGCCGGGCCGTGAAGCTCCTGGAGCAGATGGAGGAGTTCCAGGGCTGGATGGCGGAGCGCTTCGGGCTCGACAACCCGGGCGTGCCGTTCTCCGAGAAGAAGGCGAAGACGTCCTTCATGCGCCGCTTCGCCCCGGAAGGCGTGGCGACCGGCATGGTCTGGAGTGCGAACATCCGCACCCTGCGGCACACCATCGAGTCCCGTACGGCGAAGGGCGCCGAGGAGGAAATCCGGATCATCTTCGACCGGATCGGCCGCATCATGCAGCAGGAGTGCCCGCTGCTCTTCGGTGACTACGAGGTCAGCGACGAGGGCGAGTGGATCCCGGGCTGGAGGAAGGTGTGAGTCCCTGGCTGCTTCTGCTGCTGGCGTGCCTGATCGGCGCGGTCTCCGGTGTGGTGACCTCGCTGCTCAGCGAGAAGACCATCCGGGCCCACGAGCGGGCGCGCTACCGCAGGGAAACCCTGGACGACCTGGGGGACGGATGAGGCGCTACGAGGGCGAGGTGCTGGTCGTGGCCGGTGACGCCCTGCTCAACGCGAAGGCGTACCTGCTGGCGGTGGACGGATTCTGGGGCGGCTTCCTGACGATGCGCTCGACGGCCGGGGCGGAGCTGGTGATGGAGGCGCAGTTCAACAACCGCTTCCTCACCTTCAACACCCGCGACCCGTACCCCTTCACCCCGCGCCGCACGAACGAGGAATCCCCCGTTCTCAGAATCACCGGCCTGCGGTCCGTCCCTCCGGAGCTGAAGTGATCCTCGACCGGTACG